GCACAGGCCCGCCTGTGAGGCGATCGACCTCTCGAAGCTGCCGGCGTGCGACCCTGAGGCGTTCGCCGCAGAGGTGGGGCTCGCGTACAACGTCGACACCGGCGAGGCGCGCGACCTGGGGCGAGACCTGGATCGCCAGTATCCGGACCTGGGGCCCCGGTGGATTTACGGGACCCTGGACACCCTCGGGTTGTCGCCAAACGAGGCCGTGGTCCTCGACGCGAAGACGGGGTGGGGCCATGTCCCGTCCGCCGATCGAAATTGGCAACTCCGAGCCGGAGCTGTGGCGGCATGCGCAGCGTTCGGTCGGACCTCGGCTAGTGTGGGGTTGATCTATCTAAACCTGGATCCCGCTCGATTCGACACCGCCGCCCTGTCCGAGTTCGATCTGGCGATGGCTGGCGCGGACCTCGCGACGATGGCGGATCGGGTCGAGGCTGCACAGGCCGAGGTGGCCGCAGGGAAGATGACTGTGGTCACCGAAGGCGAGCACTGCACCTACTGCCCGGCGTTCATGGCGTGCCCAGCGAAACACGCGCTGGTCACTCGGTTGGCGATGCAGCCGGACCAGGTGGCCTCGGATCTCTTGGCTAACCTGACTCCGGAGACATCAAGGGCGGCGTATCTTCGGCTCAAAGAGATCAATACGGTCGTGGCGAAGGTGAGCGCGGCCCTGGACGAGTATTCTCAGCAGTCGCCGATCCAGTTGTCCGAGTCGCTCTACTACGGCCCCCGTCCGCACACGGTCGAGAAGATCTCAGGCGGTGCTGCAGCGGTGGCTACGATTACCCGTGTGCTCGGCAAGGAGCACGCAGATCGGGCATCGGAGATAACCGTCACCAAGGGTGCGCTCGACAAGGAGTGCAAGCGGTGGAAGGAGCTCAGCGGCGCTACCGAGACGCTCAAGGACATCAAGACCCGCGTCTACGGAGAGATCCGAAAGGTCGGCGGGCTTTCGAAGTCCACGACCTATCCGATCGGTGAGTACTCGCAGAAAAAGTAGGCCGTTGACGAATCATCCATTTCGTAGTACAACCTTAAGTGGAGGCGGAATGACGTTGACGGAGAAATTTCAGAGAAACCTCAAACGGATCCGGGTAGCGAAGGGCATGAGTCAACACAAGCTCGCCATCGTATCCGGGTACACCGTCTCGTACATCAGCGGTCTGGAGTGCGGCACCCGGGCTGGACCGTTGTCGACCGTCGAGGCGTTCGCGAAGGCGCTGGGACTCAGGGATCCGCTGGAGTTGCTCCGGTGAAGCGCCTGGACCGTGACATCCTGGCTCTCTGCGAGGAAGTGATCACTTTCTCGGATGGCCCAGTGGCAGTTTCGTTGGCTGTGCATATCAAGAAACGTCTCGCCAAGCCCACCCGCTCTGCTCGCGCCAAGGAGTACCGCCGCGCGAGGGTCGCCAAGATGACCGGACAGCGCGCCGCGCGGAACGCGACCACCTTGGATGTCCGCGCGAATGTTTGGGCCAGGTCGGCAGGTCGCTGCGAGGCCTGCGGGATCATGATGGGCATGGGGGCTAACCGGGGCCACATGGATCACTTCTTCGGCGGGTCCAAGCGTACCAGCGAGACGACGATCGAGGGATGCTGGAGGCTCTGTATTACGTGCGACGGACGAAAGACATGCAATGTCCCGTCTCGCCGCGCGTGGCTACTCCTCTACGAGACGCACTGCAAGGCGCACGGCTATCAGGCGCAGGCGGAAAAGGTGGCCGGCGCCATCGCCCTCGAACTCGCGCAACACCCGTAAGTAAAGGAGACAAACCATGGGCCTTGATGTCTATCTATATAAAATCACGAACCATGACGCGATGATGAAATGGGAGGAAGAAAGGGAGGGAATCGACGAAGATGAGGAGGCAAAATGGATCGCTGCTCACCCTGCCCCTGGAGAGAAGACCAAGATCGAAATTGACTCCAAGGTCGACTCCAAGCACTATTTCAAGATCGGGTATTTCCGCTCCTCGTACAATTGCTCCGGGATTGATCGCGTTCTAGGGGACGCGGTTAATGTTCGCCTGTCCACTATCTTCGGGGTTGGCCGCGACGACTATGAGTTTCAACCGGACTGGACGAAGTCCAGGGATCGTGCGGTCGAAGCGCGCGAGACCTACGCTGCTTTCACCGAAACAAACGGCGGTCTCCGTGTTTTTGATGTGGGGACTCATCTATTCTCGGATTCCGCCAAGGTAACCAGTGGACAGGAGGCCCTTATCGTTGTCACGCGCGAGATCCGCAAGCTCAAGACTGAGCCGAGCGGATTCGGAGGATCCTATTCCTGTCGTGATGGGGATTTCTTCTTGAATTCGAAGGAGCCACTAGAAGTTGTGGCCCTGATCCCCGGAATCCGTAAGCGGTCGTTCGGTGGTTTAGAGCCGGCGGTTTACGTGGTGTCCCGCTTGGAAAGTGACTGGTACCTGACCGCGCTCGACATTGTGATCGAGACCATCGACTACGTGCTGTCGCAGCCCGATCCCGGACTCTACTGGCTGCATTGGAGCGGATAACCATGAGTGACGGAACGAAGATCCAATGGACGGACGCGACGTGGTCGGTGACTCGCGGTTGCTCTCGCGTCTCGGATGGCTGCAAAAACTGCTACGCCGAGCGCATGGCGCACCGGTTCTCCGGCGAGGGCGGACCATTCGCGGGGCTGACGCACGCCACGGCGGAAGGTCCGCGCTGGACCGGAGAGGTGCGGCTGGTGCCCGAGGCGCTTGAGTTGCCGCTTCACTGGAGGAAACCGCGTCGCATCTTCGTCGACTCGATGTCCGACCTGTTTCACAAGGACGTGCCGGACGAGTTCATCTCCAAGGTGTTGGCGGTAATCTCTCTCGCGCCTCGCCACACCTTCCAATTGCTCACGAAGCGGCCAGAGCGAATGTCGCGCCTCTTCCGGTCAGATTGCTTCTGGGATCTCGTCGACGACGAATCCAGCATGCTTCTCGAGGACGAGGACTCTCCGGTAGGCCCGGGGCGCGGCTGGAACGGACTCGAGCGGCGCAGCGACGACGCACGCGCGACCGCGCAGTGCCCGACCGTCGATGAGCCGCTGTCGAACCTGTGGGCCGGCGTGAGCGTCGAGAACCAGCACGCCGCGGACGAGCGGATCCCGCTGCTTCTGGAGACCCCGGCTGCGGTTAGGTGGATCTCGGCGGAACCGCTGCTCGGAGATGTGGGCCTGTTCGCCTTCCTGCGGGGAGCCATCCGGGATGCGAGCCTAGCCGAACTCAATTGCCCGACGATGCCAGGGCTAGACTGGGTTGTCGCGGGCGGCGAGAGTGGTCCCAGTGCGCGGCCGGTGCATCCGGACTGGGTCCGATCGATCCGAGACCAGTGCCAGAGTGCTGGGGTTCCGTTCTTCTTCAAGTCGTGGGGAGAGTGGTCGCCGATCTACTCCTGCGACGATGACCCCGACGCGCGCACCATGCCCAACATGTTTAGTGATCGGCGACGCTGGATCAACTCTGCTGGCGGGCATGGCTTCCATGGCAAGCGCGTTGTTGCTGTTGAGCGGGTGGGGAAGAAGCGCGCCGGCCGCGAACTGGACGGGCGTGAGTGGAGTGAATTCCCGGAGGCGGGATGAGTCGTCATATCTCAACCAAAGAGGAGCGCGAACTGATCGAGAAGGCCGGTTGGGTCCGCGATGAAGACGACTGGTGGTTCCCCCGTGGGGCCAGTAGCGGTTACGGGAGAACCTGTAAAGAGGCGCTACGTATAGTGAAGAATTCCCGGAGGCGAGACGATGAGTGACGAACGAATGTTCCCTTTGTTGGCCGTAAATCGAGGAGCCAGAAAGGACATCGCTCCTGGACCGCGTCAAGTCCCGGGCGCTGGCGCGCCTGCGATCGTCTCCGTGATTGATTCGCCGGTCGCCGCCGAGCCGGAGGGGTGCAGGCACTGCACGCGCTGTGACGGATCCGGAGAGGTCGACCACGACTGCGGTGACAGCACGTGCGGCGCGGAAAGGGATCCGTGCTTCGTGTGCGATGGCACCGGGTTCCGCCCGGCCGCTCCGGAGAAGGAGGTGGCCGATGGGTGACTACGTCCCGGGGCGATGCGACGACTACATGTGCAGCGGCGGGTGCGCTACCCGCGGCCGGCTCATCGATTCCGCCATCAACGCAGGGGACGCGGCCGACTGGCCGGGCTGGTGGCCGGAACTGGCGCCGTTGACGCGCGAAGAGCGGGAGTTCGTACAGGCTCAGGCGCAAGGGAAGGTGGTGGACCGTGGGTAAAGGATTCCGATACAAACGATGGTACGAACTTGTAACTGGCGCTAGGTGCCCAAAATGTCGGTCGGAGTGGAAAAGCGTATTCGAGGTGTACGACCTCCACGCGTGCCCCGAGTGCGGCTATCACGTGGAACAGTCCGACGCCTACAAGGCTGCCTTCCCCAGCGAAAGTAAGACAGCGGCGGCGGGGAAGGAGAGCGGAAAGTGACCCTGATAGGCGAGACCATGACCGGGCAGATCATCGAAGTGGGCGAAGCGGACGGGGGCGGTTTCGAGTTCGTTGTCGAGGTCGACGGAACGGATCGGAGATTGCACATGCCGTGTACCGCTCCAGTCGCCCGGGAAGCCGGTTCCGCCCTCTACGTTCCGATGGCGATCACCTTCACCATGATCGCTCGAGAGAAGGGACCGACGCCGTGAAAGAGCGCCCGATCTTGTTTTCCGCCCCGATGGTGCGCGCCCTCTTGGCCGGGCGGAAGAGCATGACTCGACGGACCGTGAAGCCGCAGCCCGGTCCACACCTCGGACTGCAAGAGATGTGGGGCACGTCGCCGGACGGGTTCGCCTTCGGTGAGCCCGGACTCTGGCGCGTGGTCGGGGAGGACTACCCGGACGACGAAAGCGACGATCGCCGCTGCCCCTACGGCGCGCCCGGGGATCGACTGTGTGTTCGCGAGGCATTCAGGTACACGGACGAATTCCGACAACACGTGGAGTTCCGCGCCGACCAGGACAAGGAGACCGATGGCTTCCGGTGGCGCCCGTCCATCCACTTACCGTGGATGTTCTCTCGCCTCATGCTGGAGATCACCCGGGTCCGAGTCGAGCAGCTCCAGGAGATCACCGAAGAGGACGCGCGGGCGGAGGGCGTCACGCTCATGGAGAGCATCAGCCCGGACCAGCGGCTAGCTGGGACCGGTGAGCGGTTCGGGGATGCCCCGCACCGGTGCGCCTTCGCATGCCTCTGGGACGAGATCAACCCGGAGACCAGTTGGGTGTCAAATCCCTGGGTATGGGTGGTCAAATTCCGGAGGGTGGTGACGGAAGGGGCGAAGCCGTGAAGATCAAGGTCTGGCTCGACAGCTACAATGGAGAAGAAGGCGCCACGGAGGTGGAGATCTCGGGGTCAACGGACGAGCAGGAATACTATTGTCAGCTCGATACCTGCGCCGAGGAATACGTCGAGAAACTCTACTCGGACCTCGAATACCCGAAGGAGGAAGAGGTCTCAATCCGGGATGAGTCTGGCGCCCTTTGGCTGATCGCGGTCTGCGTCGACCATGTGCCAGTGTTCCATGCTGCCACTCCGGAGCGCAAGGAAGGGGTGAAGCCATGACGATCGTGGAGCGCTTTGGGCGCAACGTTTCGGCCGCGCGCAAGTTCGTTCAGATCTCCCAGTCCGATCTCGCGCGAGAGGCAGGGATCGATCCGTCGTATGTGTCGCTGATCGAATCCGGTAAGCGCGAAGTCGGAATCGAAACCGCAGGCAGGATCGCGGCTGCACTCCAGGTTTCACTCGGCCATCTGTTGACCGGGCAGCCGTTCACAGGGGAAGGAGAAAAGCCGTGATCTGGGAACTCAAGCGCGGTGGATTCGGACCAGAAGAGATGGACATCTATTTCCCTGGGTGGCGCGAAGAGGTAAGCGAACTGTCGCAATTGGCAAAACGCGCCGAGTCGGCCAAGCATGAGCGCGACGCGATCGCGGCCTGCTACGACGACGCGACGGTACGGATCGCGGAGCTGGAGGCGTCCCAGGCACGACTTGCGGCCCTTGCCGAAAATTATCGGGCCCAATTGACAGCCGAACAGAGTCGCGGAAACGATTGTAATATGGAGTGGTCGGACCGGCTCAACGTCTCCGAGGCCAAGGTCGAACGGCTGCGGGAGGCGCTGCTGGCCTTCGCCAAGGAGACGGAGAATCCGGCCCTGGCCCTGGTCGCCCGCGACGTGCTCGGTACCTCCGCCGACGACAAGAAAAGGACCGCGCTCTCTCCAGAGGAATGGAAGGCGCGGGCCCGAAGGGAGTCGGAAGGCGAAGTGGGCTGCGGCGTTCCCGATCCCATGGCCGCCGAGCCGGAGCGGTGTGAGATCTGCGGAGAACGAAAATCGAACGCGGTTCACGTGGGTGAGCACGAGTTCCGTCCGGCCGTCCCGGTTGCCTCCGAGCCGGCGCTGTGCGAGGGCTGCGGTCACGCGGAGCTGCACCATAACTCCCGGTGGCGAACGGACGATGCGAGGGTGAATGGGACCGCTGCGGATGCGCCGGGTTCCGCCCGGCCGCGCCGGGGAAGGAGCCGGACCGTGGGTGACCGAGCAAAGGGACTCTACCGGAAGTTTCACGTCTACCGTGACGACGGGCGTGATGGAAGTGGAGAGAAACATGATGGGTGCGAGTATTTCGTGCTCGACCTGACGCATGACCCGTTCGCCTGGTTCGCGCTCCGGAGGTACGCGGAGGCCTGCCGAGAGACGCACCCGAAATTGTCGGCAGACCTCCATTTGAAGATAGACGCGCACAAGTCGTGGCTGCGGAAGATGGACGAAAGCGCTTACGGCTTGGCGAACAAGAAGAAGGAGAGCCCGCGATGAGACGCTACGCCAAGTTCGAAACCGTGAAGACTGAACGCCTCACGGTGCGCCAGCGCATCTGGCGTGCGGTCGCTCTGTTCGCCTACCGCCGCTGGGCCATCCCGCTACGCGCTCCTCCCGATGGCGTGCCAGGTCTCCGCGACCGGGATTCACCCTGCACGGCCTACGACCCGCGTCCCACCATGCGCGGTGATTGGGGTAGCTGCGAGAGCGATGGCCACTACCTATGCGCCGAGTGCGCGCACCTCGCGCGGTGTTCTTCGTGCAGGGAGCGGACGGGATACTGTGAGTGCGATCAGGAAGGAACGCAGCCGTGATCTGGGAACTCTACAGGGGCAACGGGGAATTCAGGTTGATCTCGTCTGAGAAGGAGGCTCCAGCGCGAGTAGGCGTGTTGGACGCGCTGATCGACTGCAAGGATGGAGATGCCGCGGAGGCGATCGCCAAACAGCACATGGCGACGCAACGAATCCGCGAGCCGCACGAGATGCCGATGCTGTACAGGCCCACGGGTGAGCCGTTCGACATGGGTTGCGCGAAGGTCTTCGAGCGGAAGAAGAACAAGGAGGGGGCATGAGCAAAGAGACCTGGTGTCCCTACTGCAAAGCGAATCACGCCGTACCGCCTCATGGCGGTAATCCAACCGACTGTCCGCTTTGGTGTGACTGGTGTCTGTGCGCCTGCGCGGACTATCAAACAAAGAAACTCGGCAAACTGCAAGAACTGCTACGCGTAGCGAAGGAGGACGAGTCGTGATCCCCGACGCGATGGCGCAACCCCTGGAGCGCTGGGCCGAGTTCAGTGAGGATCGGGTGTACCGCCGCAAGCTGTACATCCCGTTCGACACCAAGGGCCCGTTGACCATGTTTCTGATGCTCAACCCGAGTGTCGCCGATGAGACCCGTAGCGACCCCACCGTCACCCGCTGCGAAGGGTTCGCCCGGAAGTGGGGATCGCGGGGGCTCTACATCGGAAACCTGTTCGATCTCGTGAGCACCAATCCGAGTGTGCTCCTGACTCATTCCGAGCCGTGGACGGTGAGGAACAATTTCGCGCTCCTCGAGATGGCAGAGGAGACCCTCGCCTCGGGCGGCCGAATCATCTGCGCCTGGGGGACGTGGGGCAGTACTCGACACCGAGATGATGACGTGCGGCGCAACCTGCGATGGTTCAATCTCTGGTGCCTGCGCAAGACGAAAGACGGATGCCCGGCGCACCCGCTGTACCTGCCGAAGAGCCTGGAGCCGATCATCTACTCGCACAGGAGGGTGGCATGATCCTTCTTGTCTCCTGCGCCTATTGCGGAACCGCCAACGAGACGCCCGATCCGCCCGCACTGGTGAAGTGCCGGGAGTGCGGGAGATCGTTTCGAGTGCTGAGAAATGAGTCGGGGTGCAAGCACCCGATCGAAATAGGCGATGCTGCCCGGGAGTTCTACGAGCGGAAGAGGGGTGCCAAATGACCTGTGAGCGAATCGTCTATCCGAATGGTGATCACGGATGGATGTGCAGTCGAGGGCCAAAGAAGTCAGATCCCGACCCTCCATGCAGTGTCTGCGGCAAACCGTCCGATCGGCTCTGCGATGGTGAGGTCTCACCAGGCAAGACCTGTGACGCGCCGCTCTGCGAACGCTGTTCGGTCAGCACCCCGCCGCTGGTGACCTTGCCGGTAAAATCGTTCGCGAGGGGACACATGGGCCACACGAAGGCGCCTCAGGAGTCCATCGAGGACTATCGGTTCTTTCGAGGGATCATAGCCGAAGAACTTGAGCCCGACTCTCGCGATTTCTGCCCCCGCCATTCGGCCGGAGTGCTACGATAGCCGCCCACGATTGATTCACTCTCGACCCGCGTAACCCTTGCATGATTGCACCCTCCGGGGTATTCTTCGGTTTCGGGAGGGTGGATGCATAAGGCGGCTAACGAGATAGACCCCAATCCCTCCCGTGCTCGGCGGGAGGGGTGACGATGCTGGTGCTCACTGGCGCGCTGGAGCGAACGGTTGAAGCGGTACTCCGGATGGCGGTCAGGTCGGGCGCGCCCGCGCTGGCGGTTAGCGCTGAGCGGCTCCTAAGCGACTTCGAGAAGCGGCGCGCCGCGAAACTGACCCCCGTCACAGAACGGCAGCTCGTGCTCTGGACCGAGAAGCCGGATGGCTCCCTGGAGCGCTGGCGCGGCCGACTGCCGCTTGACGCCTGTGTCGACTGCAAGGCGTTCGGCGCCACTCTGCCGCTCCGGACGTGCCTGCTGCGCCAGGGCTCCACCTGGCCCGGGGGCAACAAGCTCAAGGACGGCTCGGTGCGGAAGAAGAAGGCGGGGATCCATCCCTACTGCGCCTCGAAGCGATGCGAGCAGGGGAACCTCTACGCGGCCAGCGTCGCGGGGGCGTGGGCGCCTCCGGTCTACTCCGAGTTTCGTCGGGACACCCCGCAGCAGCTCGCCGCGCGCGAGCGCTACCTTGCGGTCTCGCCGGATGCAGCTGCGAATCTGGACCGCGTCCCCGAGATCACCCAGGAATCCGAGGCCCTCGACCCCGAGGATGAGCTCGATCTCTCCATGATCTCGAAGGGATGTAGCCCGTGAACTTCCCTCTCGTGTCTTGCTTGATGAATACCCGCAATCGCCGCCGGTTCGTCCCCGGGGCCATCAGATGCTTCCTTGCCCAGACGTACCCCGGACTCGAGCTTCTGGTGCTCGACGACGGAGAGGACCACGTAGTCGATCTCGTCCCCAAGGATCCCCGGATCCGGTACCGACGCACCACTCGCCGGCTTAATTTGGGAGAAGCCCGGAACTCGGTAGCAGAGATGGCGCAGGGCGAGATCTTCGTTCTCTGGGACGACGACGACTTTCACCCGCCCGACCGCGTCGAGCGCCAGGTGCTGCCGATCCTCCGGGGCGGGGTCGAGATCACGGGCACGAGCCGGGCCTATTTCTTCGACCCGGACCAAAACGAAGAGGCGTGGCTCTACCAGTATCCTGACGTGGGAGAGTACCTGCTCGGCGCCACGATGGTGTTCACTCGGTATCTCTGGGAATGGCGTCACTTCCCTCCCATCGCGGTCGGCGAGGACACCACCTGGATGACGGGGCTCAGGGACGCGGGGATCAAGCTTCATGATCTCGCCGATCCCCGGCTCTACGTCGCCAGCATCCACGCGAGGAACACCGCCCCGCGGAACCCGCAGGCCAACAGCGTGTGGAGCCGGGCGTCCGTGGAGATGGTCCGGACTCTCTGGTCAGGGCGAGGGGATACACTGGACGTAGCGAGGGGCGAATGACCAGCACGTGGAAGAACCGAATTGTCGGGTACGGCGAGGATAAGCCAGAGAATTTGCTGGCAAATCCGAAAAATTGGAGGAGGCATCCGGCCGAGCAACAGGATGCGCTCGCGGGTGCAATGCGCGAAGTCGGCTACGTCCAGGCCGTGATCGTCAATCGGAGCACAGGGTTCCTGGTCGATGGACACTGCCGCGTCGAGCAGGCCATGCGTGCGCATCAGGAATCCATTCCGGTGGTTTACGTCGAGCTGTCCAAAGAGGACGAGGCCAAAGTGCTCGCCACCCTGGACCCGCTCGGCGCCATGGCCTCCCGCGACGATGCCGCGCTGACCGAGCTCCTGCGCGAAGTCCAGACCGATGACCCGGCGTTGATCAAGCTGCTCGGTGATCTCGGCGCAGATGCGGTGCTCGCCCAAGCCGAGGGCCCGGAACAAGGCGAATCCATGGGCCAGGACCTGCAGGTGATCGTGAACTGCGCCGACCGGCGCGCCCAAGAGACCCTCCTCGCCCGGCTCAATGCCGAGGGCTACCAGTGCCAGGGAAAGGGATGAACGTCATGGGAGTGAACGGTAACCCAGCCCAATTAAGGGCCAAACTGGCGATAGCGGTGGATGACCGGCGCGCCAAGCTCGCTGAAGGCAAGGTGCGCGGGCTCTCCATCCGGCAGATCCAGGCAGAGATGGAGGAGACCGGCTGCGTCAACCCGACTACAGGCAAGGCCTGGTCGATTGGGATCCTCGACAAGGACTGCCAGGAGCTCTCAAAGCGGTTTCGGGCTGAGGCGCTCGAGGACATCACCGAGCTGCGCCTGAGGGAGCTCGAGGAACTTGCACAGGTCGAGGCCGAGGCGTGGAAGGCCTGGCACCGCGGGATCGGCACGAAGAAGAAGACGATCACGGAACGAAACGAGAGTGGCAAGGGGGCACACGCAAAGGCTTCAATGGTCACCGAGGAGCTCAACGGCGACCCGCGCTACTTGGCTATCATCCTCGACTGCCGGAAACAGCGGCGGGCGATCTTGGGCCTGGACGCGCCAGAGCGCAAAGAGGTCAGCGGACCTGACGGAGGTCCTATCCAGATCGACGACACGGAGCGCGCGGCCAGGATTCAGGCATTGATCTCGGGCGCCCTAGACCGCGATCTAGATGCGGCGGCGTCTGCGCTGACTGAATCCGTAACTCCAGCCATCAAGATGGAGCCCGACGCGGAGTGATTTTCACCGACCAAGACATCCGGCGCGCCGTAGGCAGAATGACCCCCGAGGAACTGGTCGAACTGGATCGGCTCCTCAAGGGGGTTTCTCCGTGGCGCCCGCTGCCCGGTCCCCAATCGGAGGCGTTTTCTTCCCCGGCTGACATCATGCTGTACGGTGGTGCCGCCGGGGGAGGCTGAGTAAGACCGATCTGTTGCTTGGGGTGGCGCGTCATAGCCATAGACGGACAGTGATATTCCGAAGAGTGTTCCCGTCGCTTCGTGCCATCATCGATCGGAGTCGAGAGATCTATAACCCTGACGGCGCCTCTGCCGCTGGCGACTCGTACAATGAGACCTTGTATCGATGGAGGTTCAAGGACAAGCGACTGATCCGTTTTGGGTCCATCCAACACGAGAACGACGTGACGGACTGGCAGGGCCAACCTCACGACCTGTACGGCTTCGATGAAATAACCGAGTTCACGGAAAAGCAATTCAGGTTCGTGACTGGGTGGAACCGGACAACGTTGAAGGGGCAGCGCTGTCGAGTCATCTGCACAGGCAACCCGCCCACCAGCGCAGAGGGGGAATGGGTAATACGCTTCTGGGCTCCCTGGCTGGACGAGTCATACCCGAATCCCGCTAACCCGGGAGAGCTGCGATGGTTCACTACTGAGGACGGGAAGGACGAAGAGGCGCCGGACGGTAGGCCTTTCGTGCGCGGGTCCAGCGGGGAGCGCATATACGACTTTGACCCTGAGAAGTACAAGGTAACGGACGTGTTGTCTCCCCGCTCTAGGACCTTCATTCCTGCCCGGGTAGCGGACAATCCGTATCTGGTAGCGTCCGGGTACGTCTCGACACTCCAGGCGCTTCCGGAGCCGCTTAGGTCGCAGATGCTGTACGGCGACTTCCGGTCGGGCCGCAAGGATGATGCCTTCCAGGCGATCCCGTCAGAGTGGGTTCGGTTGGCGCAGCAACGCTGGAGAGATCGTCCCGCACCGACCACGCCGATGAACGCTCTGGGTGTCGATGTGGCTCGAGGCGGCAAAGACAAGACTGTGCTGTCGGCGCGACACGGGAACTGGTTCGGAACCCAGTGGACCTATCCTGGCACCGATACGCCCAATGGCGATCTTGTCGCGACCTTGGCCCTAAAGCATCGCGGCTCCAATGCGACGTGCATCAACATCGACGTGCTGGGGGTTGGCTCCAGTCCCTACGACACGCTCCATGGCATGAAGGGCGTCAAGATCGTTGCGCTCAACTCCAGCGCGGGAAGCGACGCGATGGATCGTTCCGGGCAACTCGGATTCATCAATAAGCGGGCCGAGTGGTGGTGGAAACTCCGGGAAGCGCTAGAGCCTGGCAGTGGACAGGACCTCGCTTTGCCTCCCGATCCGGAGCTCCTGGCGGACCTGTGCGCGCCGAAATGGAAGACCTCAGCCCGCGGGATCCAGATCGAATCCAAGGATGAGGTCAAGAAGCGGATTGGCCGGAGCCCCGACAAAGGCGATTCACTCGTCTACGCGCACGCGAACGAGGGGATCCGCCTAACCAGCCTGGAGCGGAGCAAGATCCTCTGTACCATGTAGACACGCATGATACGTGCAGGGCATGGGACGAAAATCACGACAGTCCAGGGTCGACGCACGGGAAGCCGAGATCGCCACACGCCGGGCAGAGATCAGCTCCGCTCGCGTCGACGGCTGGGCCAACGTGCTCACCGGCCTCGGCTCCTCGAACGACAAGCGCATGGGTGGGATGGTCACCGTCCGGAAGTTCAGCTATGCCGATTGCGAGGCGCTCTACCGCGGGTCGGACATGGCCGCTCGGATCGCCGATTCCGTGCCTGACGAGATGACGCGCGAGGGGTGGGATCTCCAGTGCGAAAATGACTCCGAGACCTCCGAGGCTGTCGGGCAGCAGTGGGAAGACCTCGACGTGGAGTCCCGGTACAACCTGGCGCTCAAGTGGGCTCGGGCGTTCGGCGGTGCCGGGATCATCGTCGGCGCGGATGACGGGGTATCCGATGTTTCGCTTCCTCTGCGGATGGATAAGATCCGCGCGGTCGAGTGGCTGTCGGTCCTGGACGCCCGTGAACTCGTGCCGTGGACTTTCTACCTCGACCCGATGAGTCCGCACTATGGCGAGCCGTCTAGCTACAAAATCATGCCCTACAATGTCGGCATCGGCCCCGGCGGCGTGGCCTACGAGGAGAGGAAGCAGCCGCTCTACGCTGCGCAGTGGAAGGAGATCCACGCGACCAGAGTGTTGCGCTTCGAGGGCGTCGTGGTGAACCGGTACCAGATGCGCGAGACCTGGGGTTGGGGATCCAGTATCTACGAGCGCGTCTACGAGGTGCTGCGGGATTTCTCGTCCAGCTACGACTCTGCGGCGAGCCTGGTACAGGACTTTTCACAGGGCGTGTTCTGGATCCACAACCTCGCAGGACTGCTCGCCTCCGCGAATGGGGAGGACCTCCAAAAGCGGATGGCGCTGATCAACCTGCAGCGGTCGGTGTTGGGCGCGGCCATCCTGGATGCAGGCGAGGACGTGACGGGGGCGGGGAAAGAGGACTTCGAGCGCAAGGCCACGCCGATGTCTGGTCTACCCGAGATCCTGGATCGTCTTGCTCATCGACTTGCGGCCGCGGTGGACATGCCGGTGACTAGGCTCATGGGCCAGCAGCCGGCGGGTCTGAACGCGACCGGCGACAACGACATTCGTCGGTGGTACGACCACGTGGCGAACCTGCAGCGGATGAAACTCAAGCCGCAGCTCAAGCGGTTGACTCAGATCCTGTTCGCCGCCAAGCAGGGCCCGACGAAGGGCAAGGCACCGAAGAAGTGGTCGATCGTGTTCCGCCCGCTGTGGAAACTCGATGAGCTCCAGGAGTCGACTCGCCGGTTGAACATCGCCAACGCCGACAACCTGTACATCAACAACGGGACCCTGCTGCCCGAAGAGGTCGCGGAGACTCGTTTCGGCGGCGACACCTACGACGGCAGCGACATGAATCTCGACATGGCCGTGCGCCGGAAGATGCTGGCCAACGGGCCGACCGAAGACCCCAAGGAGCCGACTCCGGTGAACCCTGACGACGCCAAGCCGCAACCCGTGCGACAGGCAGTCGGCCAAGATGCGCCGAGTTCCAACGCGAACCCGATTGGCAATGTGAAGGCGCGGTAGACCCGTGCGCTCCCCCGCCGCCATCGTCTCTGACATCCGTGCGCGCCGCGCCATACTCCGTGTCGTCGGCCGGCCGCACCGTCGTCGGGGCCCGCTCCCCAGACAGAAGCAGCCCGACTCGATTCGGCTCAGCTACTTCCGGGCCCTGCTGGACGTGCTCGCGCAAGCCAAGCAGCTTGTTGAGCGGGCCGAACCAAGACTCCGGGCGTTCGTCGAGCGGGCGGCGTCGGCTCGAGGAGACGGCATCCGCACGGATGCCCACGAGGACGATCCGAACGAGATCTTTGACGAACTGTCTGAGGGTTTCTTCCGGGAGTTCGATACCGAGCGCCTGACCGAACTGGCGCGGCAGTACGCGATCCGGACCTCCGAGTTTCAGCGCGAGCAGCTACGGCGCCAAATCAAGAACGCCATGGGCGTCGACGTGGTGCAGGCTGAGCCATGGCTGGAGCCCAAGATCGTCGACTTCGCCCGAGAGAACGTGGCGCTCATCAAGTCGGTCCCGACCCAGTATTTCGCTGAGCTGGAAAAGTCGGTAGCCCAAGGGATGCGCTCCGGCGTCCGCTGGGAAGAGATCGCCTCCGACATGGAGGATCGCTATGGCGTCGCAGAGAACCGGGCCAAGCTCATCGCCCGCGACCAGGTCGGCAAGATGGCCGCCGAGGTCAATCAGGCGCGGCAGGAAGACCTAGGCGTCAAGAGATTCATCTGGCGGACCTCGAATGACAACCGCGTCAGGGATTCGCACGTCGAGCTCGAAGGCAAGACCTTCGACTGGGACGATCCACCGATAGTAGATGGCGAGCCCGCGACCCCAGGTAGTCCGGTGCAGTGCCGATGCGAGGCTCAGCCGGTCCTTGACGAGTTGCTCGGCGCGGTAGACGAAGAGTAGCGCCCGCTGCGTGCCTGACCCTTGACGACCGTTAGCGGTAGCGGTAGAGTTCGGATCGCAGGCAGTACAACCCGGAGACAAACATACCATGGCGAAAACCAAAAAGACCCCACGCAAGATCGTGACCGATTTCAAGGATCTGGATCAGAGCGCAGCCCTCCCGATCGGAACATCCATCATCGTCCGGACGGTGACTCACTATTACACCGGCAAGCTGGTCGCCGCAGACGATAAGTTTCTTCTCCTCGAGGACGCGGCCTGGGTCGCGGATACCGGCCGCTGGGCTGAGGCGCTCCGAACCGGAGTCCTGTCCGAGATCGAGCCGTATCCCGGGAGGTGCTGGGTGGCGGTCGGGGCAGTGAACGATTTCAGCCCGTGGGCGCACCCCTTGCCGCGCGAGGTCAAGTAGCCGTGTCGGTCGCGGCGGTGAGACGCGCAAGCTACGAGCGGTCGCGGTCGTGGTCGTGGTCGGGGTCGTGGTCGGGGTCGCGGTCGCGGTCGGGGTCGTGGTCGGGGTCGTGGTCGGGGTCGCGGTCGCGGTCGGGGTCGTGGTCGTGGTCGTGGTCGTGGTCGTGGTCGGGGTCGCGGTCGCGATCGCGGTCGGGGTCGCGGTCGCGGTCGCGGTCGGGGTAAACAACCATCATCGAAAAGGAGAATGCCATGGAACATTACTAGGGTCGAGAGTTCCGGGCCCGAAATGGTTTCGACGGACCGGTCAAAAAGCGGATCGCGTGCAGGGGTTGGTCAGCAGGCCCCGTAAAAAGCCGACCACGTATAACGGCCAATGAGCCCATGCAGCAGCTCGCAGTAGCCTAAAGTCTACTGCGCCCGTAGCGCCGGTGAGGTCTGCCTCTCGTAGCCGTCGCTGCGTCATCCACCAGGGACGTCTAAGGGTGTTCACGGGATCACAGCGCCGGCTGCCTCCGGACACGCACGTACCGATTCACTTGCTGGCTGGACCGGACCGGGGTTCGATTCCCCGCGGGTCCAAGTCGTTCGCGGTTGTTTTAGCTGGGGTGGAGGGGGGATTTCTGAAATGAAACAATTGACGCTGTCATGGTCGGGCCAGCGCACGTGCCCGGGTGGCGGATCGCCACGTATCTCCCCGGGCCACCGTCTGAGCCTGGCCGCAGAGGCGGATAACGCGCGCACAGACGGGCAGCCGGGTAGGCCGGTGCAGAGCGGTGAGAGCCCGCTCGAGTTTGACGAGCGCCCAATGGCCAAGTGCTGCTCAAGCTGCGGGCGGGGCGGCCGGCTGATCTGGACCGGGCCCGGGGAGGAGCGCCGATGGATGCATCGCTCCTGTTTCGAGGACGTTGACCGGCTCGAAGAGGCTCTTGAGCACGCATGGAGAGGAGAGGACCCGTGAAGACAGTTTACGTGGCTGGGCCGCTGATTGGGGATTTCGCGGGCAACACCGCGAGGGCCATCGAGGTCGCAGACGAACTGCTGGATGGAGGGGTGGCGCCCTTCGTCCCGCACCTGGCCATCCATTGGCATGCGGTCCATGAGCACCATTACGAGGACTGGATGGCCTACGACTTCGCATGGATCCTGAAATGCGACGCCTTGGTGCGCATGCCAGGAAAGAGCCCCGGCGCGGATCGGGAGGTAGAGTTCGCGCGCAAGCACGGGATCCCGGTCTTCTTCGGCATCAACGAGTGCCTTGCCTGGGCGAGGAACACGCCGTGAAGAAACCGTCTTCGTACATGGCTCTGCTGACTCCGTTGGCCTCCGGTTTCCCCTCGGGCAACCCGGTGCTGGTGGAGATCTCCGAAGAGCACGACAGCGAATGGATCGGCCGCAGGCGTGGTGAAGCGCACGATACCTCGTGGCCGAAGACGGGATGGAGGCGAGAGTCATGAGGTTCCAGGAGCTGCGGAAGATGACGAAGGACCCTGCGATCCGCGCGCTGACATCGATCCGCGGGTCGGAGGTGGCGGAACTGCTGGAGACGCTGGATCGGTGCGCGGACCTACGGGAGAGGCTGCGACGCACGCCCGGGCTCGTAGACTCGGCGGCGGTCGCGGACGGACTGGAACAGGCGCTGGGAGGAGTGACGTGACCATTCAGGTCCACGCAGGAGATCAGTTCCACGGGTGGACGGTGATCGGCGAGGTCGCCCGAACTTGTTCTCCGTGCGGCCAGTCGAATCGACGGATCGCGGTCCGGTGCGCCTGCGGGCAAGTAACTGAGACCGGACTCTTCCACCTTCTCTACGGCCACACTCATCGGTGTGCGCGATGCGCCTCGGACTCTCACAGACCAATTGTGATGGTCGACGGTCGTCCCCGTTTTCTTGGTGAGGTACTCCGGGAGAACGGGATCTCGCTGAACACCTACGAACAGCGGGTACTTCGTGGCTGGCCCAAGGGGCGCGCTGCGACGAAGCCCGTGCAGAAGCACAGCAAGATGAACCGGTTCGCGTAATTCGACGCAAAACGTCAGGTCGCTGGTGTACAGTTAGCGCTAACGATTCTCGGGAAGGGGAAGATATGAAGGACGAACTGGCAGCGTTGGAGTTGGATGCGGAGATCAAAGTGCGGTACGCGATCAATCTCCGACTGGAGGGGATGCACCAGCACGGGTTAGTTGCGATGTATCGACAGCAGCGAAACGAATCGCTGGCCAAAGAGGCGATTTTACGAGAGGCGATAGAGAAGATCGCGAAGGATTCTCTTCCGTTTTCCAATGAAAGATCGATCGCGCTCGCCGCCATCCGGGAGGGAACATGACCATCGAAGAGATCCGGATCGCGGTGAAGGCGGGCGTCGAGGCATGGTGCAAAAACAGCCCAGCGGCTCGGCGAGCTATCGCTACGGAATCGTTCTCCATGGATGACCTCGTCACCGACGTTGCGTATGAGGTGGAGAGGGCGACCAGGGAGGACGAAGAGGCGATGGAGGTCGCCGGCAGGGCTTACGATGCTGATCCACCACAGGGAGGGAGAAGCCTTGTTCCGCCATGGACTCATACCACACCAAATGCTCCGGATGGTGGTGCGGATCCTTTGGGTGTTCGTATCGTCCGCTGGGCCGTGGCCACGTTTGGCCCCGAGAGTATGAATGGTCCCGAGCGAACCATGCGTACCCTGGAAGAGGCAGCGGAGCTTGCGCAGTCGGAGGGCGTCACGCAGTCGATGGCCGAGTCCGTGATCTCCCGGGTCTACTCTCGACCGGCCGGGGACTCGCGCAGGGAGGCGTCTCAGCTCGCCCTGACGCTCTGGGCCTACTGTGGATTCAAGGGCTGGGATCCGATGGCCCTCGCGAATATGGAGGCAAGCCGGGTTGAGTTGTTGCCTGCGGAGCACTGGCAGCGCCGACACGCCGCGAAGGCGGCGGTCGGGATCGTCGCGTCCGCGGAGCCCAACCGTAGCGAAGAAGAACTCAGGTGGCGATCCATGGCAGGATCAAGCGAAGAGTCCATCAGGCGAGTGGAGAAGCTCTGGGATGAGGCAAGCGCGAATCACTGCGAAGCCGTCCGCCACATCGGCAAGGTGGAGAAGGAACTTGAGGCGGCGCGCGTCAGGATCGCGGAGCTGCAGCACGAGCTACAGCACCAAACAACCAAGATCGATCGGGCGCGTGTCGACTATCGAGGGTCCGAAAGATTTCACCAGGCGCACGAGCTTGGCGGCACAGCGTTGGAACGGCGGGTAGCAGACGCCGACTCCCGCATCGAAGAGTTGGAGCGGAGCGTCGCCGTGTATCGCGGCCAGTGGACCGATGCCCGGGACGAAATAGTCAGGCTCTCGCTCCTACTCAAGAAACTGGAAAACCAGATCGCCGACGTGAAGAGAATAGCGAGCCGATGGGCCAGTCATCCCCAACTCAGTACAAACGCCTACGGGTACTGGCATCTGGCGGCCCGAGAACTGCGTAGCGTGTTGGGTATTCCTCACGCACCTTGCGTGATCCCTGGGTGCGCAGCGTGCGATCCTCGTTTAGATCCGCCCGCCGGTCTTGCTCTGTCTTACAACTCGGTCTCTGATAGACCGTATCCTGCTCAGGTTGAGATCGAGCGGCTGTGTGCCGAACGCGACGCGATCGCTGGATGCTACGATGATGCGCGAGCCGAGCTCGACGACATACATGAACGGGTGGACGATTTTTGTGGGATCGTGCTGCCCTTAAGCGCTGGGCTGTCGACGCCGAAGAAGAGCGAACCCGTTCGCCCGCCGCCGGTCAACGACCCGAAGCCCTGCAAGTGCGGTCATCTGTGGTATATGCACGAGCTGCAATTTCAGCATCCATATCAGGCAGGGAAATGTAACGGCGTAGGATGCGGTTGCGAATCCTACGAGCCGGCATCGGAGGGCGCATGACCCGATCCACCTGGGACGAATACTTCATGAGCATCGCCCGGGTCGTGGCAACGCGCGCGACCTGTGATCGCAAACACGTAGGTGCGGCGCTGGTCCGCGACCGGACCATTCTCTCCACCGGGTACAACGGGTCGATCCGGGGGCTGCCTCACTGTAGCGAGGTCGGCCACATGATGGAGGACGGACACTGCGTGGCTACCGTTCACGCCGAGGCGAACGCGATCATCCAGGCGGCCAAGAACGGGGTGGCCATCGACGGCTCCACCATCTACACCACCGCCTTGCCTTGCTGGCCCTGCTTCAAGCTCATCGCCAACGCGGGGTGCAAGCGGATCGTCTTCGGTGAGTTCTACCGCGACAACCGGATCTTTGAGATCGCGAAACAGCTCGGCATCGAAATAGTTGACCTTGGGACGCCGGCCGAAGAGCCCGCGTTGCCCAAGACGTAGACCATGTGCGGTGCCGTAGCGCATCAATCTGGTGGTCCGTGCGACAGACCATTGGATCATGAAGGCGCGCACACCTCTGGCAGTTGGATTTGGAAGCTACTCCAGGAGCCCAAATGACCCGCGCGAAACTCACGACGAATCTAGCCCAGGTCCGGGTGAAGAAAGGTCTGACTCAGGCAGAACTCGCCGCGCAGTCGGGGGTCAGCTACGGCACGGTCTCGACCGCGGAGAAGACCGGGTATCTCTCGGACCGCAGCGCAGACCTTTTGGCGAAGGCGCTCGGGACCACCGCGAAGAAGATCAGGGAGGGCTGACCATGCCGATCGACCCGAAGAAGATCGAGGAATACCGAACCATCGAGTCGGACACGGAGGGCGACACGTCCCTCAGGTTGCACCTGTACCAGCAGGCCGTCCCCGCGCTGCTAGCCGAGCGGGAGGAGCTGATCGCGCTGCTGCGGGAGGTGGAGTGGGCCGACAACAGCGATGGCATCCGAATGTGCGTGGTTTGTGCCGGCATAAATCCGGAAGATTACGAAAAGGCGCGCAGACTTTGGTGTTATTACTTGCCTGGAAGACGAGGCCACACCGCTAACTGCGAACTCGGCGCGTTTCTCAAGGGGACAACATGACCTTGCGCGACATGACCCGTGAGCGCCTGACTGGCGCGGCTCTCGAATTGGCGGACCTGATGTAGGAACTGTCCGAGGAGTGTTACTGCGCCGGGTGGCTCCACGGCTGCGAGTTCGAGCTCTGGTCAATGGTGCAGCACGGACCACGATCTTGGGGACTGGGCGAAATCACCGCGGCGCACATTGATCGACTCCGCGTTCTGTCGATCCAATGCGGCGGTTGGGTGGTGCACTGGGAAAATGACGCAGGAAGGAAGTTCGTACCGATGGCCAAGTGGCTAGGGATGTACGCGCGGGAGCGAGCGCTTTGGACGAAAGGGAAGCCGTGACCCGGACCCGACTCAACAGCATCCCGACGCCCGTCGAGAAACTCGTGTCTCGCTGGCGCCCCGGGATTGGATTCGAGGATCAGGTGGACAGGGATCTAGTCGAGGACACGACAGGCGGTGGCCTGGAGTGCTTCCGCAAGCTGGGCCCGTTTCCGTCTACGGTGCTGGCGTGCGCGGAGGCGCCGGAGCGCGGATGAAGTGAAGTTCAATCCGAAGGAGGATGGCATGTACGAAGAAGTGAAGCTTTGCACGGACCCGCATTCGGAGAATTACGGATTTGCGATCGCGCCGGAGGAGCCCACCGGTCTGATGGGACGGAAGCTGTGCCCCGTCAACAACAGGAGTTTTGATCCCGGGGCCGAAACCGTTGTTTATAGGGAGTTCAGCAACGAAACGAATCGCGTTCTTGCGCCTGAAATCTGCTGGGAGGTTAGGCAGAAGGTAGTGTCGATTCCGGTCGGCTTCCGATCTGGGGACGCCAAGGCACAGGCTGCGGCGTATCGATCCATCGAGGAGCGGATCGATCAGATCATAGCGTTCGGCGATCAAGACAATTTTCTGCTCGGGATGCTGAATCAGCCCCGGGCTATTTCGTGCATAGCCCCGGACGGGAAACCTTTCTCCTCGAAGTGGGCAGAGAAGAGCGACTCGGAGATTCTGAACGACCTAAACTTGATGGCCAAGAAGGTCACGCGAGCCAACACTTTGCTCCTCCCTGTGGAGCAGCGTAAAAAGATCGTCGGCTCGATAGAACAACGCTTCCTGGATCAGAATCCGAGCATCATCGCGATAGAGGCTTGGTACAGGTGCAAGGGTGCCGGGCCGAACGGCACCGATCGGGCCATGCTGTACTACTGTCACCCCAAGATGATCGAAATGATCATCCCGCTCGAGGCCGAGACTCTTCCGGCGCAGCCGGGAGGACTGACTCCGGTGCACGCCCGCGTGTCAGGGGTCGCGCTGCATGAAACCGGTTCCGTCTGCTACATGGACGGGATCTGATACCGTAGTTCACAGGAAAGGACGAACATGAGCGGACCTCGTTTTTGTTGCTTCATCCCGGAAGATCAACAGAAAGCTGCGTCCCAGGGAGAGAACGTTCCGGGCTGCCAGAAGCCTGCGCAATGGGAACTGGGAACGGTCGGCGGGTCAGCATACGAGACCCTGGACGCATGCTCAGAGCACGTGGGGAACCTGCTGAACGGAGAGCACACCAACCACGTCAGCAAGATTTGATACCGTAGCTCAACACACCGGCTACGCCCCCGGCTAAGCCGCGCGCCTCAGGCCGGTATCGTGAGCGCCACTCCTCCCGGGGGTGGCGCTCTTCGTATTTCGGGGCCTCGTGATATGTGCGATCTGAGAGGATCGCATGCCCGACTCCAAGGTCGACATAGCCCAGCGAGAGGACGTGAGCCCGAAGGAGGGGACGCGCGATTACGGCGACGTTCAATTCGCGGACCCGATCAACCACAGGTACCCGATCGACTGCGAGGAGCACATCCGCGCCGCCTGGTCGTATCTCCACCAAGGGAAGAACGCCGACAAGTACCCGGCCGAGGACGTGGCGCGGATGAAGTCGCGCATCGTCGCGGCCTGGAAGAAGCTGGTAGACCCCAAGGGCCCGCCCTCCGCGCGCGTGGATGGCGTGATGCGCTTCGACGCGGGCGCGCTGGGCAAGGCTGAGACGACACCGGAAGGATGGCTCAAAGTCCACGCGCGCATCGCCCGCGCAGGGATTTACGAGTACCGGAATCCGGACGGTACGGTGCGGCGTGAACTGCGGGCTCCCGAGGAAGTCTTCAAGGCCGACTCTTTGGACACCTTCGTGATGCGCCCGGTCACCGACGACCATCCCTGGGCCGAATCGCCGCCGCTCCTGACCCCCGCGAACGCTCGCACCTATCAACGGGGCTCCACCGGTGAATCGGTAATCCGGAGCGGCGACTACGTCGAGACGACCCTCATGATCACAGACGGGAGTCTCATCGAGAAGATCAAGGGCGGGACACAAGAGGTGTCCGCCGGCTACCTCGCCGACACCGTGTGGGAACCCGGTGAATGGCACGGCCAGCCCTACGATTGCTATCAGGAGAACATCCGGGGGAACCACGTTGCCATCCTGCTGAAAGGTCGCGCAGGGGATGATGTGAGGCTCCGATTGGACAGCGGCGCGGCGGTCGCGATACGTCGGATCTGTGATGGTAACGAATCCATTTCCGAACCCCAGGAGCAAGCAATGTCGGGTGAGATGACGAAGACCAACATCGCCGGCATCGACTTCGATGTCCCGGCCCAGGTGGCGCAGGCGCTCGACAAGCACAACGCCGAGCACAAGGCAGAGCTCAAGTCGCACAAGGAGAAGGCCGACAAGGCTGGCAAGTGCGACAAGTGCGACTCCGCGATGAGCTGCCCTAAGTGCGACGCGCCCCCCGCCGCCGAGAAGGACAGCACGAAGACCGACGCCGACTCGAAGGCGCTCGCTGACGCGCTGCAGAAGGAGAAGGCCCGAGCGGACGTAGCCGAAGCGAAGCTCGCGGCCTCCGAGAAGGCCCGCGTCGACGCCGCCGACCCCAAGATCATCAACGCCCGCGTCTCTGCCCGCGTCGCCCTCGAGACCCAGGCCCGCGAGATCCTCGGCGCCGAAGCGAAGCTCGACACCATGGACGACCTCGAGGTCAAGAAGACGGTGCTCGGCAAGATCGCGGAGCAGGTGAAACTCGACGGCAAGGACCCGGTCTACGTCGATGCCGCCTACGACAGCGCGATGGCTCTCGTTGGCCGGAAGACGCTCGGTGAGCTCCGCGTCGCCACCGGCGCCAAGTTCGACGGCAAGGAGTCGGACCCCAAGGTCGACGCTTCGTTCGTCTGGGAAAAGAACCGGGTCGAACAGGCGAACGCCTGGAAGCGCAATACCACCAAGGAAAACGCCTAACCGGCGTTGGGAGAATCGCAATGAGTGGAATGGGACAGACGACTTACATGACCCGGCTCCCGGTCGCTTATGCCGGGCAGATCGCCGACAACGCGCCTCGGACCATCGAGACCGGCCTGAACAACGAATCGGCGCCGATTCCTTTCGGGGTCGGGCTCGTGAAGGACGCCGGCGATCGCAAGTACCGGCTGCCGAATGCGTCCGGTGACGCGATCGACGGGGTTTCGATCTTCCAGCACAGCGTCAACACGATCGGCATGTCGACCCTGACCGGGAAAGCCAGCCCTGGACCGGTCGGCGACACCACCATCACGACGTGGGTGGCCAGCACGGCATATCGCGTCGGCGACATGGTGAACTGCCACGGCAAGATCTACAAGTGCGACGTGGCCGGCACTTCCGACACGCCGACCGGCCCCACCGCCGTCACCACCACGAACGCCGGCATCACGGACGGCACGGTCAAGTGGCACTTCGACCGGTACGCCTCGGCGGGCACGGGACCCGGGTACCAACCCGGCATCCCCGTGGCAGACATCTTCGGCCTGCTGGTCGACGGTCGGGTCTACGTGATCCCTGAACTCGACGTGACCCAGGATGATGCGGTCTACTGCAGGTTCGCCCTCGGCAGCGTGGCCGGATCCTCGGATCAGCTCGGTGCCTTCCGCAACGCGGTCGACTCGGTCGCTGCCTGGGCCGCGGGACATGCGTATTACGTAGGCGATCGGGTGAGCGTCGGTGGCCATCTCTACGAGTACACGACCGCCGGCACCTCGGACAACTCGAGCCCGCCGGTTCCGCCCTCGACCCTGACGACCACCGCCGACTCCATCACGGACAGCACCGCCAAGTGCAAGTACCTCGGCGAGCAGGCGACGGGCGCCAGCAACACGGTCGTGAAGGGCGCTCGATTCGCTGCGACTGCCAAAGCTGGCGTTCCGGTCCCGATCGCCTTCAACAAACTCCTGGCCCGAAGCTAACTCCAGGGACAAAGGACAACGCCAATGTCAGCATTCAGAAGCTTCAATCTCCCGGTCCTGGACGCAGCCGAAAACCTCTTCTTCGAGCGTGAGCTCGAGGCCGTGGCGGCGAAGTCCTACGACATGAAGTACCCGCAGTTGAAGGGCCGCCAGTTGGTCCCCGTGAAGAACGACGTGGACCGCGGCATGGAAACCTTCAAGTTCAAGCAATACGACATGGCGGGTGTCGCCCTGATCGCGAACAACTACACGGACGCCATTCCGATGGTGAACGTGCGAGGCAAAGAGTTCCGCGTCGCCATCAAGCCGGTGGTGGACGGGTTCCAGTACAGCATCCAGGAAATCCAGAATGCTCGGAGGAACGGTATGCCGCTCGAGCAGCGAGAGGCCAATGCGGCCCGCCGCGCGATCGAGGAGAAGATCGACGCCATCATCGCGACCGGCGACTCGGATACGGGTCTTCTGGGCCTGCTCTCGCTGACGAATACGATCGTCTACACGCCCCCGAACGGCACCAGCGGTCACACTCAGTGGTCGACGAAAACGCCGCTCGAGATCCTCGCGGACCTCAACGCGCTGGCGAATACGATCGTCTCCACCACGAACGAGGTCGAGATCCCCGATACGATCGTGATGCCCACCATCCAGCGGCAGCTCATCGCCAACACCCCGATCAGCCTCGCGGGCGCAACGTCGGTCTCCATCGAGGAGTACTTCCTCAAGACCAACAACTACATCAAGGAGATCGTCTCCTGGTACAAGTGCAAGGGCGCGGGCGCGAGCGGGACCGATCGCGCTGTCGCGTACCGCCGAGACCCGGACGCGATCCAGGCCGTCATTCCGCTGGAGGCCGAGTTCCTGCCTCCGCAACCGGTTGGTTTCGTGTTCAAGATCCCGGCGCACGCGCGCACCGCGGGCGTGGTCACGTATTACCCGATGTCGATCTGCTACGCAGACAACATCTGAAAAGAGGTCCGCCAGGGCTGGCGCCAAGAGCCCGACTCGCGCAGGGGCGCCAGCCTTCCCCCTCCGGCCTGCGCGAGTCACTCTCCTCGAAGGAGTCACGCAATGCTGGTCCGAAACACCACCACCTCAATCCAGGTTCTCTCGTACCACTCGCGCCCCGCAACGACGAAAAGCGAGAAGGGCGACGCCATGCCGCCCATCACGAAGACGATCACGCTGATGCCAGGGAACAACGAGGTCGATCCGGCTGACTGGACCGAGCTCATGAAGAATTCGCACGTCCAGAATCAGACCGAGGATCGCGTCTTCGAGGTTGAGAAGGATGTCAGCCTCAAGGACATCTCGAAGCTATCCGACCGGAAGGCCATCAAGGTCGTACAGGAGACGTACCTCCGGGAGATCCTGCGCAACTGGGCCCGGCTCGAGCATCGGCCCGAGATCGCGAAGGCGATCGAAGAGCAGCTCGCGAAGGTCTCCGGAATCTCCGAAGCCAAGTCCGATCCGGTCTCGCAGTCGGCCGAAGGGTAACATCCATGGCGGCGCCTGCCGATGTGATCCGGATCGCCCCCGAGTTCGCCGCGCTGGACGCGACGACGGTGATTCAGCCGTTCATTGACGACGCCGCCAACGAGATCAACCCGAATAGGTGGGGGCGGCAGGCGAACCGTGCAGTTACTCTGCTCGCCGCGCACGCCCTCGCCTGCTCCTATCCGTCGCTGTACCTCCGGCCGCCGACGACGGACCACGTTGGTCCAGTGACGATCTCCTACGCGAACTCGGTCGCGCCGCGCATGGATGAGCACGCTACGACCCGGTTCGGGCTCGAGTTCATGCGCCTTCGTCGCCTGTTGGGGCCATCGGCCATGGTGGTCTGAATGGGCCACCTGATCGTCAAGGACCACGGGTGGAATAAGCTCAAAGCCGATCTTGAGAAGCTCGCGCGCGGCGAATCCTACGTCAAGGTGGGGATGGTCGGCGAGAAGGCGGCCAAGGTCGAGCCTGAGCATGCGGCGGCCGGCGGTGAGCCCCTGACGAATGTGAAGCTCGCCGCCATCCACGAGTTCGGAGCGCCGGAGCGGGGCATCCCCGAGCGCTCCTTCTTGCGGTCGACCTTCTCGACTCACCGCGCCGAGTACCAGGAGCTGCTCAAGAAGGCGGCGGCCGAGATCATGTCGGGCAAGTGGAAGACCTCGATCCGGAAGATGCTGTCCGCTATCGGATTCAAGGCCAAGTGGGACGTGAAGGACGCGATCCTCAAGGGGACCGGGATCCCACCGCCGAATGCTCAAGCCACCATCGACGCGAAGAATCGCAAGGGCGCGTGGAACAAGGGATCGAAGCTGCGAGATAGGAGCGGAAAATTCTCTCGCACCGGTGACTCATCGGGCCCCCGCACCCTGGTCGACACCACCGTGATGGTCAAGGCGATCGATCACGCAGTGGTGATTTCCGGGGAAGCACCAGAACCTAACGCAGGAGAGAAAGAATGAAGCGCCTGATCTGTCTGATGGTCGTGGTCGCCGCGGGCCTAGCTAGGGCGAGTGACTTCACGTCCGACTCAACCAACATCGACTCGTTTCTTACCCGCGGCGGACTCCCCGAAACCATGCGAGCGGTTCGGGATCTCCGGACCGACGTGAAGGCGCTACAGGCGGCGACCACCGGCACGAACTCGGGTGACGTTACGATCGGCAGCGTGGGGGCGGCTACTGCAAACGGCGCGTCGCTGTCGGGCCAGATGCTTTCGTTGACGCCGGCCGATGGCACGCATCCGGGAATCGTGACGACCGGCTCTCAGTCGATTGCGGGCGCCAAGACATTCACCGGCGCCATTGGGGCATCCAACCTGAGCGGAACCAACACGGGAGACGTGACCCTCGCTGCAGTGGGCGCGACGCCGTCCGCGAACGGGGCCAGCCTATCAAGCCAGGCGCTCACGCTGCAGCCGGCTGACGCCACCCACCCTGGCGTGATGACCGCGGCCGCGCAGACCTTCGGCGGGGTGAAGACCTTTGCCGGCCTGGTAGCGGGAACGACCTCGCTGTCTACCTGCGGGACCACGATTGCCGAGGGGACGCTCTCTCAGCAGGGCGGCGGGACCAGCGGCACGCGTACCAAGCTCTGTTGGTGCACGAGCGACGGCAGCGGGACGCCGGCCTACGCCTGGAAAAACATCACGACGATCGCCGCCAACGACGCGGCATCCATCGGGACCGCTACGACCTGTCCATGATCCCCGTCGCCGCCGCCATTGATCGCCTTGCTGGTGGGACCTACCCGGTCACCCGTCGCGCGATGGGCTCGTATGTGGATGGCCGGTACGTCCCCGGGACCGCCTCCGTGCTGTCGATCAAGGCGCTCATCCAGCCTGCTGGCCACCTCGAGGTCATGCGCCTGCCCGAGGGCGAGCGCGACCGGAAGACGATCGCGATCTACACCCGTACGCCGCTCGTTCATGCCGTGGCCAACGGTCCGCCCTCCGATCGAATCGCCTGGCGCGGCGACGTGTTCGAGATCTCTTCGATCGACGAATGGAACGAGTACGCCGGGTTCACCTACGCGCTGGCAACGAAGATCCAGGACCTCACGGACTCGGGATCCCTTGAGTCGCCACTGGAAGGTGGGGTAGTCGGATGAAAGACGTGAATAAATTCTCAATCGTCGTCACATCTATCGGCCTCGTCCTCGCTGCGATCGCCGCTACGGCCGACGCCGGCACCTTCGTCTCGGACCCGACCACCATTCTCCCGGGGCCAAAGACCGCCCTGCGCAGCCTGCCGGAGGGCGCCGACCCCGCGAACTTCATCCGCGCCGCCGACTACAACGCCCTGAGGGACGCGCTCACCGATGTCCGCAGCGCCCTGATGCCTGTGGTCACCACCTCGACAACGTGCCCGACATGCGCGGCCGCGCTCCGCGGATGGGGCTGCTACGTCCAGGGCGGAACCGGCGCGGCCGACACGTTGTCGGTCTGCTCCAGGAGCTCCAGCGCCTCCTATGCCTGGCATGTTGTGACCTGGGGACCCTGATGCTCTCCTGGACCGCCATCGAGAGGGCCATCGTCAACCACGTGAAGGCGGCCACAGGGATTGAGGTCATCTTCGCGAATCAGGTCGGCGAACAGCCGCTCATGCCCTACGCGACCATCAAGATCAACGGCCCTCGGGCACTTTCGCCGCAGCCCGAGATCCTATTGGGCTACGACTCCGGCGCGCCTGCTGGGCAAGAAGTCACCCAAACGGTCATCCTGCATGGGGAGATCCAGGTCTCGATTCAGACCTACTCCCAGATTACGGCGGGCGCGGGGACGGCGCGCGAGCTGCTCGAACAGATCCGAAGGACGCTCTTCCTGCCTGGTCGGCGGGATCTGCTAAGCGCAGCCGGGTTGGCCCTGCTGGCCGCGAGTGATACTCAGGATCTGTCAGTGCTGCTCGAAGCAACATGGCAATCTCGGGCGGCCATGGACGTGAGATTCAACGTGGTCGATGACTCCGCGAAAGATCGCACCGGGTACATCGCCACCGTGCACGTGACGGGATCGGCCTAGGAGGCCAGACATGCCGCTGAACGACATTTTCACCGTGAACATCACGACCTCGAGTCCTGGGCTCACCGCGCTGGGCTTCGGCAAGCCGATGATCCTGGGCGCGTACACCAAGACGTGGTCGGAACTCTACCGGGAATACGCCTCGATCTCGGAAGTGGCCGTCGACTTCCTCGCGACCGATCCCGAGTACCGGATGGCCGCGCGCCTCTTCCAGCAGGATCCCCGGCCGCCGACCGTGGGAGTCGGCCGCGGTGCCCTGCCCCCGACCCAGCGATGGGCCATCACTCCGACCGTGCTCAACGCGACGGCGTACAAGCTCTACGTCGGCGACAAAACGGTGACGTACACCTCGGACTCGACGGCGACCGCAGCCGAGATCATCGGCGGGCTGCTCGCGCTCATCAACGCGCTGGCCCCTGCCTGGGCCGCGAACCACGCCTACTCGGTCGCTGATCGCTGCTCTTCGGGTGGGCTCGTCTATGAGTGCATCACCGCGGGAACCAGCAACAACTCCAGCCCTGCGGTTCCGCCGTCCGGGACCACCTCGAACATCACAGATGGAACCGCACATTGGAAGTACGTCGGCGCCGCGGTGACGGCGAGCGACCAGACGACCTACCTGCGGATCGTCGTCCAGACCGCCGGCCTGTGGACCTCGGTCGAGGTCGACAACGTGACCCGGCTGTCGCTCGCTCAGGACCACGCCGATCCGGGCGTCGCGACCGACCTGGCCGCCATCAAGCTCGAGGATGATTCCTGGTACGAGCTCTTGACCCTCTCCAATTCCTACGCGGTCGTACTCGCCGCTGCCGGATGGGTCGAGACCGATGGAGGCAAGACCTACGCGGCGCAGACCCAAGACACCGCGGTCGAGGCGACGGCACTCGCGGGCGCGACGGACATCGGCGAGAAGCTGCAGTCCCTCGGCTACGCGAGGACTCACCTCTGGTACGACCGGGACGGCGCGGACTTCCTCGACGCCGGCGTCTCCGGTGCGTGCCTGCCGCTCGATCCCGGCACCGAGACCTGGAAGTTCAAGCAGCCGGCGGGATGCGCCGCCCTCTCGCTGACCTCGACACAGAAGAGCCACCTGGACGCGAAGAACGTCAACTACTTCTACGTCGTCACCCAATCGCTCGCGATCACCGGCGAGGGCAAGGTGGCGAGTGGCGAGTGGATCGACATCGTTCGCGGGCGTGACGCGCTGGCGAACGCCATCCAAACGGCAGTGGTCAATGCCGTCACCGACCCCGCGATTTCCAAGTTGCCGTATACCGACGCCGGGATCCAGGTGATCGCGAACCGAGTCCAGGAGGCGCTCACCAAGTTCGAGGTCTCGCCCGGACTGCTGACCCCGGGATCCTCGACGATCTCGGTTCCGAAGGCATCGAGCGTGAGCGACGCCGACCGCGCGGCCCGCGTCCTCAACAACCTGTCTTGGACGGCGCAGCTCCAGAGCGCCATACACTCCGGCACCATCTCCGGCGTGGTCACGTACTAAGGGAGTCTCCCGATGCCAGTTGGCAATTACGACCCCAGCAAGAACCAAATCTCGATCGGCTCCTATCCGGTGACGGATGGCGTGGCCGCCGGCACCTTCGTGAAGGCGAGCCGCAAGACCGACTCCTTCAAATCGGACGTGGGCGCATTCGGTGACGTGGTGCTGAACCACAGCCATGACGAGCGCGGAGACATCGAGATCACCGTGCTCCGCACGTCCTCGCTCAACGACTACCTGTCGAGCCTGATGGCCAAGCACGAGCAGTTCGGTACAGGTTTCGTCGCGATCACCATCAAGGATCTGAACGGCACGACCAAGGTCTTCGGCGCCGAGTGCTGGCCGGTGAAGTACCCGGATGTCGAAGAGGCGGTCGAGGCACAGAACCGCGTGTGGAAGTTCGAGGTGGCGCACCTGCAGATGAAGGTCGGCGGCGAAAATACCTGATCCCGCCGGGGGTCAGTAAACGGAGGAGGCGGACATGATCGAGACGCGCACCAAGGAGATCGGGGGAATCACCTACCAGGTGACGCAGCTCCCCGCGATGAAGGGCTTCAAGCTGCAGCGTAGGTTGGCGGCGATCTTGGGCCCTCCTGCGGCCGAAGTCATGGGGGGAGCGGTATCGGTCTCGGAGCTCCTCAAGTTCAATCTCAATCTCGGCGTGCTCGCCCCTGCGCTGCGGGACCTGTTCGAGCGGCTCACCGAGTCCGAGTTGGAGACCATCACTCGCTCGCTGCTGGAGACGGCCCAGGTCACCGAAAGCGGGAAGACGGGGCCCGTGATGCCCGTCTTCGACACTCACTTCGCAGGCCGGTACAACGACCTTTACGAACTGATCGGGTTCGCGCTGGAGGTGAACTACGGCGATTTTTTAGGCGGCCTCGGCGCGAGATTCGCCAGCGCCCAGGCCCGCACGTCGCCTATCGCGGGATCGAACACCTCCTCGACACCTGGCCTTGTTGGGTCCTCATCCTAGCCGATAAGGCCACGATGGTCGAAACGCAGACCGTTCTTTCGGTGGATGACATCCAGGACGGGGTTGACGCGCTGATGGCGCAACAGGAGGCAGACGAGGAGTTTCGACAACTGATGACGGAAAAGAAGGGATAGCACCAATGGTGTTGCAGGAATTGTTCTCCGTTATCGGTTTTAAGGTCGACAAGCCGTCGCTTTCCAATGCCGAGGCCGCAGTCGAGAAGGTGAAGCACGGGCTGACTCGGCTCGGTGAGGCGTTCGCCGCCTTCGAACTCGTCAAAAAGTTGAAAGAGATCGTCGAGGAGACCGCAGGCGCGGCGACGGGGGCCGCGAAAGCCGCTCAGCGGATCGGCGTCGCCCGGGAGTCCTTCGAGGAGCTCGCGCACGCCGCGCATGAGTCCGGGGTTCCCATCGAGGCGATGGAAACCGGGCTCAAGTTTCTTAACCGCAACCTGTACGCTGCGGGTAAAGGTAGCGGTGAGGCTGGTCAGTCGTTCCGTGCTCTAGGGATCGCAACCCGCGATGGCACTGGGAAGCTCCGTTCCGCCGACGACGTGATGATGGACGCGGCCGAGCGGTTCGCCGGCATGAAGGATGGAGCCGAGAAAACGGCGCTGTCCATGCGGCTGTTTGGCCGCTCAGGCAACGAACTGATCCCGATGCTCAACAAGGGCCGGGAAGGCCTCGCTGAGATGCGCCAGGAGGCGCATGAACTCGGGCTGGTGTTCTCCGAGGAAGACGTAGCCGCAGCAAAAGACTTCACGGTCTCATCCCGCCGGCTGGATTCCGTCCTAGAGGGCGTGAAGCGACGCATCGGGATCGCGCTCCTGCCACAGCTCGGGAAAATGAAAAAGGAGTTCGCAGATTGGATCATCGCCAACCGGGAGCTCATCAAGCAGCGCGTGGTCGAGTTCGCCGAAGGGCTTGGGAAGGCCCTGCGCGCGGTGGTTCAGGTGACAGAGCCACTCCGGGCCATGATTGCTTCGCTCATCGACCTGGTCGCGTCATCCAGTGAGGCGAAGACCGCGATCACAGTGCTCGGCGGCGCGCTGCTGCTCATGTTCAATGCGCCGCTGGCTTCGGCCATGGCGCTCTTCGGCATCATCGAGGAGATCTGGGGCTGGATCACCGGGAAGCGTGACACGCTCCTAGGTGACTGGCTCGGGCCATTCCAGCAACTCGACAAGCTCAATCCGGCCGATAGCGACTTCACCAAGGGCATCAAGAGCCTGTTCATTTACATCAAGGAGAATGGACCGGGAGTCAAGGACACCCTTGTAACGATCGCAAACGCGTTGCGTGCGATCTGGGACGTGACAGGAAAACCGATCACCTGGCTATTCCAGGAGACGGCCAAGCAGGCGCAGAACATGGCCCTGCCTGGTCCGGCCGGAGCTTTGGTCAACGTGGTCGCCGCGGGGCTCGCCGGCACAGGGACAGGCAGAGCGGCCGGAATAGGCGTTACTCCGGATTCGACTCCCGCCGCAGGATCGGCGTGGCTCGGAACTTCGAGCGCGGGCGCCTTCGTAAACCTGCTGGCTGCCGTTCGAGACTCGATGCGAACGCCATCGTTTCAGCCCCTGGGCGGATCTGGAATTGGATCCATGGGCGGCGTGTCGGTAACGGTGAACGTTGACGCGGGCGGCACCGTAGGAGCCGCTGATGGTTCCAGGCTCGGGCAGCAGATCGGAGAACAGGTCCGAATCGAAATACAGAAGGTGGTCAGCAACGCGCACGTCTCGGTGAACCGATGAGCCTCCTCCTCTACTACACGCTCCCCGGCGCCAAACTCGCTGAGCTCGAACTCGACGCAACGCTCAGCGAGCAGCATTCCAGCCGGGGAGAGATCACCGATTTCCCTGTGGAGAGCGGGGCCAACGTCTCCGACCACAAGCGGGTGCTGCCTGACCATTTGCGCATCGAGGGCGTCGTCAGCAACAACCCGCTTCCTTCTCAGACCGGATCGCCATCGACCTTCGAGGATGACATGCGCAGCGGCATCTACGCCGGTCGCGCCGAGTCCGCCTATGACGAACTCCTGTCGATTCATCAGGCCGGGATAGCGATCACGATCTCCACATCCCTACGGCAGTACGACAACATGGAGTTGGAATCGCTGGAGGTTCCCCGGAGCTCCGCGATCGGTGACGTGGTTCACTTCACTGCCGACTTCAAACAGATTACCACGGTGGAGTCACAGACCGTGACGATCCCGAAGAAGGCTTCGAAGCCCCCGCAACAGCACCTCGGGACGCAACCGAAGAAGACCGAGACCAATCCGGGGCCAGTGAAGAGCATATTCAAGCAGGGCAAGATTGCTGTCTCAGGGATCAACTCATGATCTACTACCTGCCAGCGCGGACCGATCTGCAGCATTACGACTACCAGACCGACTTGGAGGGCGCGGTCTACACGCTTGAACTCTACTGGGATCAGCGCTCCGAATGTTGGTTGCTGTCGGTCTACGATGCCGAGTCGAACCCGATCGTCAGCGACCGAAAGGTCTTGCTCGGCTCCCCGCTGTTGGGGCGCGGGAATCGGCCGAGCGGCCCGCCCGGAACCATGATCGCGATCGACACCACCGGGGCTAACGTGGAGGCTGGGATCAGCGACCTGGGAGATCGCGTTCAGCTCGTCTATCTCGACTCCACGGAGGCGCTGTCGTGAGCCTGGTTGGAACCATCACGAGCCGACAGCTTGTCGGGACCATCACCGAAACCGTCTTGGTTGGCACCATCACGACCAAAGCCACAGACGCGGGGCGCCTATGGCAACGGGCGTGGTCAGTCACGGTCGACACCATCAAGACCGATCAGCTACGGGTGGAGTTCACCGTCAAGAAGACGTTGACCGCGAATCCGAACACCTGCGATCTGAAACTCTACAATCTCTCGGAGACGACCCGAGCTCAAATCCAACGGAAGCGTGTGCCTGTCATCCTGGTGGCGGGATACCAGACCACCTCGGAGATCATCTTCTCTGGGACCGCGCGCACCGTTGATCATGTCCGAGAGGGCGCCAACTGGGTCACGCACATCCAATGCGGCGACGGGGAGATGGCATTCACCGACTCGCTGTCGACGATTTCGCAGGCCCCGGGAGTCACGGTACAGGACCAGCTTGCGCGCATCATCGGCGACATGAACATCAACACGCGAGACGCGGTCGCGGCGATCAGAAGCGGCAAGCTGTTGTTCGCCTTCCCTCGGCTACAGCAGGGGTACACCGCGCAGGGCAAGACGGTCCGGCTGCTCGACGCCGCACTTAGGCCTCACGGAATCCACTGGTCGATCCAAAACATGACGCTGCAGCTACTCCAGGGCTCGGCCCCCACCTCTGACACGGCGGTGCTGCTGTCGCCGGCGTCGGGGCTCATCGGCTCGCCCGACCACGGCGCGCCGCAGAAGGACGGGGCGCCCACGTATATCAAACTCAAGTCGCTACTCCAGCCCTCGATACGTCCGGGGCGTGTGCTACAACTCCGAACGCAGGCATTCAACGGCGATTACGTGACCCAGAAAGTCGAGCACAAGGGCGACTCTCATGGCCAAGAGTGGATCACCGAGATCGAATGTCTGCCGAGGTGACGCATGCCTTCCGCTCTGCCTGAGATTGGACCGCTACCCGACCTGTCCGACGTGATCCGGCTCGCGGTGTCGCTCGCGGTGGCCGAACTCCACGTGTCCCTACCGGCGAAGGTCGTGCGCGTGGACCTGGCAAAAGGCCAGGTCGATGCCAAGCCGGTGGTGAAGGATGTCCTGAACGACGCAAATGGCAACCGGATAGCCCTATCCGTGCCGGTGGTGACGAACGTCCCGCTGGTCTTCCCGGGCGCGGGCGGCATGCGGATCACCTTCCCTGTCGCAGTCGGAGACACCGTGCTGCTGGTCTTCTCGGATCGCTCCCTGGACTCGTGGGCGGTGCAGGGCGGCGAAGTGGACCCGCTGGACGACAGGCGTCACCATCTCTCGGATGCCATCGCTATCCCGGGCCTGCGCGACTTCGGGCACGCCTGGAAGGGCGTGGACGCCGGCACCATGACCATCGGCAAGGACGGCGCCGCCCAACATGCCGCGGGGCTCGGAGACCGAATCAGGACCGAACTTGACGCCGTCTGGGCTGCGATCTACGGCGCCACCGGGCACACGCATACCAGCAACGGAACTCCGGCCACAGGGCTTGCGTCCAAGCAGACTGTGACCTCCGGTACGGTGAAGGTCACGGAATGATACGGTGATCTCGATGGCATCGCTTGGGATACAGGTCGTCGGCGGGGACATCGTCTGGGGCGGCGGCGCGATCGCGGTCGTGACGGACCCGCTCGCCGCCCTGGCGCAGCTCCTGGTGTCGCGTCTCTCGATGGTCCTCGGCGAGTGGTTTCTTGACCCTGACGATGGCTTGGACCTCTACAACTCGATCCTAGGGAAGAGCCGGGGCGAAGGGGTCATCCGCCAGGCGCTCAGGACCCGGATCCTGGGCACCCCTGGCGTGAAGGCGCTCCAGTCCCTATCCCTGGAGCTCGACGGCCAGACCAGGGCGCTTGCGATCCGAATCGTGGTTCAGGCGACGCCCACCGCGGCCAGCGTGGTGACCGGCTCGACGACCATCACGATTTCGTCGTCGGACGTGACTCGGACCAGTGAACTCGGGTTCGAGCTTGGAGGCGAGCTGTGACAACGGCCTATGGCGTGACGGACACCGGATTCGTGGTCAAGTCGCTTGAGGAGTGCGTTTCCGAGTTGCAGGCGCTCTTCTACGCCACATTCGGCAACGGGATCTCGCTCGACAACAGCACGCCCGAGGGTCAGTTGATCGGCATCATCTCGGAGCGGGAGTCCGAGCTTTGGGACATGGCATCCGAGGTCTACGCCTCCCGGGACCCGGATCAGGCCACCGGTGCGGCGCTGGCGGCCCTCGCCATGATCACCGGCACGGTCGGACCCAAGGCGGCCACGCACTCGCAGCTCGGCGCGCTGACCCTCGGGGGAACCACGGGTACCATCGTCCCCGCCGGCTCGCAGGCGAGCGTCTCAGGGACCGGGGTGAAGCTCCAGACCCTGCAGTCCGGAACCCTTGCCGCGGTGAGCGCCTGGGCTGGATCTCATGGCTACGCCCTCGGCGCGCGCGCGACGAACGGCGGAAGCGTCTACGAGGTCGTCACCGCCGGCACCTCGGCGAGTTCAGGTGGCCCTACCACCTCCGGAACTGACATCACCGATGGCTCGGTCCATTGGCGCTATCTGGGTGCGGGTGATGGGGCGGTGGACGTGACAGCGCAGGCCGTGGACACCGGCCCCCTCGCGGCGCCGTCGCGGACGATCTCGCAGATCGAGACCCCGGTGTCGGGCTGGGCGTGGGTCACGAACGCCAACGATGCCGCGCCAGGCACGGACGAAGAGACGGACGCCGCTCTCCGCACGCGCCGCTTGGCTGAGCTCGAGGCGCAGGGGAACTCGACCGTCGACGCCATTCGCGCTCACCTTCTGAGGGTGGCCGGAGTGACGGCCTGCACCGTCTTCGAGAACATCACCGACACCACCGACACCGATGGACGCCCCCCGCATTCCGTCGAGGTAGTGGCGACGGGCGGGGCGACCCAGGACCTGTTGAATGCGGTCTGGGCGGCCAAGCCGGGCGGGATCCAGTCCTACGGGACCACGTCCGGAACCGTGGTGGACTCACAGGGGACCGACCACACTGTGTCATTCGCGCGCCCAGTCCCAGTCCCGATCTACCTGATCCTCGACGTGGCCATCAACGCCGACCTGTACCCGGCAGATGGAGACGCCCAGGTCGAGGCGGCCGTGCTGGCCTACGGGATTGCCTCTCTGGCGCTCGGGGTGGACGTGATCCCCTTCCAACTCTCGCGCGTGATCGAGGTCAGCGGAGTCGAGGACGTGACGATCTACCTCGGCACGGCGCCGGCGCCCAGCGGCCAGACGAAGATTTCGATCGGCCACACGCAACAGGCGGTACTGGACTCCAGCCGAATCACCGTCACCTCTTCGCCCTTCGTGCCCTGAGCCATGGCCCTCCAGCACATCACCGACCACGTCGAGCGCGCCCAGTCCCGGCTGATCACGCTCTACCGCGAAAGTCCGGGCATGCTCGGGCTCGTGGCGTGCGGGACCACCGAGGCGCAGGCCTTGGAGGATCAGCTCTGGGCGATCTTCATTGAGACGATCGACACGGCCGCTGCGGATCCACTCGATGTCTACGGTCGGATCGTCGGCCAGGCGCGCGAGGGCCGCGACGACGCGACTTACCGGACCTGGATCAAGACTCGGGTCAAGATCAACCACTCCAGTGGCGGGGCCGAAGAGATCTTGGCTGTCTTCACGGCGCTACTTGCGGGCGCCAGTTCGCTAGTCATCCAGGAACAATTCCCGGCAGCCATTGTGGTTCAGATCGTGAGTTATCAGTCCACGCTCGACGTATCTGAGGCTGCTAGAATTCTCCAAGAGTGCAGGGCCGCCGGAATCTATGCTGTGCTGGAGAGCCCCACCACCTCAGATGCAGAATCTTTCGCTTTCGATTCTGCGGGTGCCGGGTTCGGGGATTGCAATTATCCGACCGTTGGGGGCGGTTTTGCGACCGCCTTAATCTAGGAGAGCATCATGGGGCTTCTGACTTCGCTTCCTCGTTGGGCCACTGGCGGTAGCGCTCAGATCACGGAGCCGTCTAGCGGTAAAAAGGACACAGGATGGGTTCCGGCCGAGAAGCCTCCGGCTCAATACATGAATTGGCTCTTCAAGACAATCTATAACGCGGCTGTAGTTCTTGATGGACTCGCAGGGATAGCGATGACGTGGACGGCGGCGCACGTTTTTAACGCCGGCCTGTCGGCGTCCAGCGCTGCATTTACAGGCGCGATCACAGTGCAGACCCCTACCGTCGCGGCCAACCCGCTTCGCTTTGACTCGGTGCTGGGCGTGGCGAATCTGCCAGCGCTGAACAGGGTCGCGAGCAGTGACAGCGGATCGTTTTACACCACTTCGGACACCCTGGTGGACGTAACCAATCTATCCGTCAGCATCACCACCAGGGGGCGCCCTGTCATGATTGCAGTGACGCCATCTGGAGCCATAAACGGATCGACGATACTGGTGGACGGAACGGCAACGACGCAAAACACCATGTCTATCACCAGAGATGGGACGACTGTGGCCGTAATGACTGTTGGGTACGGAGCGAACATACCGGCGATACTCATGTTTGATTCGCAGGCTGCGGGCACGTACGTCTACAAACTGCGGGCTAGCGGCACGTCAGGGATAGGCGTGTATTACTGCAAACTATCGGTGATTGAACTGTAAGCTACACACCGAACGTCTAACAGCTGCCATTCCTCGTATGCGTCGCTCTGCCAGTATGCCTTGGTGACGGTGCCTGCCGGACAGTCGGACAGTCCGTCCCAGGCGGCATTAGCCCATGAACACTCGACGTAGCCTCCAGAGATCTCTACTACGTCAGCATTCGAGCAGAGCCTGCTTTGATCGGCCTGAACGATAGTCGACTGGGTCGGCAGGGTCCCACAAGTGACCGAGGCGAGTTCAAACGGATCGCTATCGAACGAATCGAAGACCGCGACTATTTTGGCGTCCTGACAGGTCGGAAACTTTGTCCAAGCCTCAACGTCAGCCGCGTGGTCGGTAGGGCGGTAGGAGATCCAAGAGGCGTTGCCCCAAGCGCAGGTGATCTCTGTTGTTTGGTCGCTGCTCTGGGTGCTGACCAAGATCTCGGTGGTGCGGGTATCCGCATTAGAGCAGGCCGTGGTTTGGTCGGCCCATGTGGTCTTGTCTCCCTGGATCGGAGAACCACAGCCGATAGTCAGGACCAGCGTCATCATCGCAATTCGGGTCATCATGTCTGCCTCTGAGAGCCCAACAGGGCGGCGGTGGGGAAAAATTCGATCACGTCAGCTAGCTGCGAGTCCAGGCGATGCGAGGCGGCTTGCTTGAGTGCCCACGCGGCCTCGTGCTCAGGGGATCCGGCCGGGGAGAGCGTCAACGCCGCGCCGAAGAAGGCTACCGCCTGGAGATTGTGGTCTCGCATGATCAGTCCTCTCCGATCACGCCGAGCTCCTCGATGGCGTCGAGGATTCCGGCCGGCAGGGCGCTGAGGTTGCGGTAGTAGAGGTCGGCCAGTTGCTGCTCGACGACCCAGCAGTCCATGGGGGTCATTCCGGCGCTGTCCAGGGAGGCCAGCAGGTTCCGCGCGGTCTCAGCGACGGGATCCGGTGACTCGAAGGCGTAGGCCTGCAGACTATCCGGCAGAATAAGAGTGGCGCTCATGTTCCCCTCGCGGTTTTGCTATTCGCCCGCAGGGCCTCCCGACCGTAGTCGGGGAGTCCTGCCGGCGGGCCCCGTAGGGCCCGGGGTGCGGCTACTGCTTGACCGCGCGATACTGCGCGAGCTCGGGATCGGAGGCGCGCGCTGCGTGCTCCCATACCAGGGTGGCGCGAACCATCTCGTCGAGCTCGTCCTGATCGGCGTCCTGCTCGAGGTGGTAGTGATCGGGATGCGGGGCTACCCACAGTCCGTCCGGGGTGTGCACGAGCCAGCCATGCGACTCGGCTACGGTCTCGTCCCAGCGCACTTGGATCTCGTGCAGCGTGCTCTCGGTCCGGTCCTCCTCGCTGGTGGTGAGCACCTCCGAAATCCACGCGAGCACGCAGCCGTCCTGATCCTCGGAGGGATCCCCGCTCTCGACCATCACGGGAGCATCAGCGTGTTTCTCGGCCCACTCGCCGAGCAGGTAGATCTGATTCCCGGGCAGGACATCGATCGCGCCGACCTCGCGGTCGAATCCGTCGGGGATCTCATAGACCGGGGTGGACGCGGGGAGGGTGTGAATCGTTCCGCTGGTGAGGTCCCGCACCTTGATCATCTGCTGGCTCTGGTTCGTCATGGTCTCTCTCCCTGCTCGGTCGCTCCGTGCGACCATGGATAGACGATACTACTACGTCTGACGGGTGTCAAGTATCCATAGGTCCACGAAAACACAGGCCAAATTTTGCCACCAGGCCGTGCTCGCGCACGATATCGTCGCGATCGCGCGCGGCCTCCTCTGGCGTGGCTCGGCAGGAGCCTGTGATGATTTTGACCCCAGGCACGTTGACCACGGACCGCCAGTAAACGCGGCCATGCTTCCCTGTCCGGTACACGCTGGGATATCCAGAGACGGCCGATTTCCCTTTTCGAGGGACGCCTGACCCGAGCCGACCGCATTCGGCCGCGGACTCCCTGTGCAGCAGGCGACGGGAGTTCACAGGGATCGGCTCGCCACGCTCGGCGGCCTCCCGGACTCGAGCCGGGATATCGCACTGGGGAACGTTATCCCAACCGGCCGAGATGAGTCGGTCTAGTGCCCGTTCATGCGCCCTGTCCGCCCGGCGCGACTCTTCACTCTCGAGTGGATAGTGCCTCGTAAGCTCCGTCATGCCCGTCATTTCGTCCCCCTGCCGTTGGCGTGCTTTTCCGCGAGTTCGCGCAATTTGATGCCGGGGCGCTTCCCGAGCGCCCTCCATGTCGACTCCCGGAGTCGGAGCGAGTAGCGCCTCATCCCCTCCCCGGGCCCCGATCTCTCTCGGATCTCGGTGAGTGGTCGGCCCCGGAGCTGCTGCAGGTAATGACTGGCGCAGAGCCCCTTGGCGCAGGCCTCTCGACCGCATCCGAGGAATGAGCAAGTCGACACGTTAGACCTCCTCGACGGGCGCGGCCGCGGTCGGAGTCGGAGCGGCCGCGTCTGCCTCGATCTCGCCGAGCCCGCGCTCACGGAACGCCCGCGCCAGGTCCATGCGAGTCGCCATCGGCATCTTAGCGATCGCCACCTGGAGCCCGGCGATCTGCTGGCCGGCGTACTTCGCCTGCTCCTGGGCCGCATGGAGTCGGCGGCGCAGGCTGCGGACATCGGGATCATCCATCGCGGCGAGTTGGGCCGACAACACCGCATTCTGTTCCGCGCGGAGCGTAGCTTCGGCGCTGGACGTGGCGGCGATCTGTACCGACTCGGCGAGGTCGACCTGGAGTTTCTCGGAAAACGCTTGGAGTCGCTGGATCTCCTTCTCACTCTCGATCCGTGCCTGGGCGTTCTCCGTCTGAGCCTCTCCCAAGCGCTTCACGAGGCGTTGATTCTCCTCCCAGAGACCTTGGAGTTTGAGGACCTCGAGTTCGGCTGCGTTGGCGCGGGCGGCGAGAATGGCGTTCTTGGTGGGCTGCGGCTTGGCCATGATGTTTGTCCCTCTCCTGGGCTGTGGTGCCCTCTCTCGATCGGACTCGGGTCGGCGCGAGGGAGGGCCGGGCGAGGTGTCGCCCGGTATCGCCGTCAATGTGTGGCCGCGCTGTTGCTGGCGGTAATGGTTGGCGTAGGTTCCTGTCGGCTCCTCGCCGGCTCTTCCTCGCCGCTCCGCGCGGTGAGGTTCGGGCTGCGTGCCCGCAGGGCGCTCCGAGGTGACTCGGGGAGTCCTGCCGGCGGGCCCCGTAGGGCCCGGAGTGCGGCTACTCCTCATCGCGGAGGCTGACGCCGTGGCGACTCACCTCCAGGTCGGCGGCGGGAGCGCCCCCGCGCCCAGCGACATAGGCGTCTGCGGCCGGAGTGATCTTGACGATCCGGTACTCCGAGGTGGCGTCACCGGAGCCCCGGCGCGCATCCGCGATCGCAGCCTCGGGGGTGCTGCCCAGTCCGTACACGGCGCCAGAGATCGGGTCGGTCGCGTCGATCGCCGCAAACCGCCGGCGGTCATCGACCCCTGCTCCTGCCTGATCGTAAGCCGCCGCGTAGGGATTGGGCTCGCCGGAATCGATCGCCGCCTGAAAGTTGCTAGCAAATTTCGCGATATCAAACTTAGGGTTCGCCATGTTCTCTCTCCCTGCTCGGTCGCTCCGTGCGACCATGGATAGACAATACTACTACGTCTGACGGTTGTCAAGGGCTACTTCGCCAGTTTCGCCTCGAGGTCCTCGAGCTCCTGGTGCGCGCGGGCGAACTGCTCCTCGACCTCGCGGGCGGACTGGAGGCGGGCTGCGGCGGCGAGACGGGCGGCGCGCTGGGCGGCGAGGCGGGCGGGAAGCTCTGCGGAGATGCGGAGACTGGCGAGGATGTCTGCGATGAGCGTCGTCGTGGTGGTCTTCATGTCTGCTGGTATTGCAGCCCGCGTGCTAGTAATTCGGAGCGAAACCATAGGGGATTTTCCAGCCAATCCCCGACCCAGGGGTCTCGCGTAAACCCAGGCGGGGGCTGTAGACGGGACACCGGACCACAGGTGCGATACGTGCAAAGGCATGAGCCGATACCTCAGAGCCCTACTCGTCCTGGCCGCGCTGGCGCCCCTGGGAGTCTCCGCGCAGGCCGTGTGCCGCAATCCCACCCCATCGGTCACCACCGTGGGACTCTCCGCGGTCGCTGTACCCGCCACCCCGCTCGATGGTCGGACACAGATCGTGATCTGCAATGCCGCGGAAAACGCCACGGCCGCGACGGTGAAGTGTCGCTCCGATGGCGCCAATCCGACGATCGGACCAGGCTACGTGGGCGACGCGATCGCGCGCGGCACATGTCAGCCCTATTTCGCGGGCAGCGGATTGCCGATCAAATGCATCTCGGACACCGCCAGCACCTACGTCGTCGGCAGGGAGTGCGTCTCATCGGCGCCGCTTCCGGACGTTCCGAGTCCGAGCTCTGCTGGCACCGGTGCAGTCTCGGGTACCGTCGCGGTGAGTTCAATCCCCGCCATATCCGGCACAGTAGCCGTGAGTTCGATCCCTGCCGTCTCAGGTACAGTGACCGTGAGTTCTCTTCCAGCGATCACCGGAGCCGTAACCGGAGGCAAGACTAATGACTCCGCTGCCGCCGGCACCGACAACGTGGGCGCTCTCACCGCGATCACCAGCGCGACGGACCCGACATGGACTACCGGTCATCTCGTAGCGCATTCAGCCGATCTGAATGGCTATGTTCGGAGCGTCATAAAAGGGTCGGTGGCCTCCTATCAGGGCACGCCTGCGCTGATCTATGACTCCGGGGTAGTAGGGTCTGGAGCGGCCATCCTGAGTGGATGTATCGACACCAGCAAAACGGACATGCTCGAGATCGCGTCCCTGAACTCGGACGCCAGTTCGGACCGTTACCTAACAGTCTATTTCTACGACACGACGACGTGCACCAACCAAATCACTGCCCCGTACGCCACCAGCACCAAGGGGTCGGTGACGATCCTCGTTTCGATCGGCCGCGGGTCTGGCTCTGGAGCGTCATGGACGGGAGTCAGCAACATCTATTACGGACTCAAGCTCCCGCCTGGAGTGAAAATCGGTCTCGGCGCTGCAGGCTCCTCCAATGCTCACGTTTGGGTTTGGTGATCCGATGAAGCGCGCGATCCTATTGTTCGTCCTTCTTCCGTTCCTGGCGCGCGCGGGCACGTACGTGACTGGGAATACGACGCCGTTCGTCGACAAGGTTGATGCAAAACCCTGCGTCAACCCGGATGGAACCAAGTGCATTGTAGCGTCCGACATTAACTCGCTCAAAAGCGCGGCGGCGGATCTCAGGACCCATACCACGGGATCGTTCAACGTTCGCGACTACGGCGCTATCCCGGACGATTCCGGGGACGATGCCGCCGCCATCCAGTCCGCCATCAACGCAGCCAAAGTGAAACACGGCGTAGTGTTCTTCCCCGAAGGCACGTATCGGGTGAGCGCCCCATTGGTGCTCGATGAAAATTCCGTAGCTCTACGCGGGGCGGGATACACGGGGGCCACGATTCAAGCCACAGCGGGCATGGATGCCGTGATCAAGTGGTCGGACTCGATGAATCAGTCGTCGCACGAAATCTCCAACCTGAAAATCTACGCCGCCGGTCTGGCCAGCTACGGCATTTACTCTGCGACGATCTCTCATTTCCTGCTGCATCGCGTGCAGGTGATGAATGCGACGTTGGCCGGGGTGTCCCTTGGATATGGATGGGACAACGACATCGTCGAGAGTGCGATCAGCTACAATGGCGGGGATGGCGTCAGGCTGACCATCCACGACAACAACGCCGTCAATATTCTAAACTCGAAGATCTACAATAACTCCGGGTTTGGAATCGTGGCATACCAGGGGACGATCAACGTGATCGGGTCTACCCTGGAAAACAACGCAGCAGGAGCAATCTACCAGGTCAACGGCGGCCGACCGCTGAACGTCACGAACTGCTACTTTGAGGTCAACGGACAGAACGGCTATACGTTCGCCAGCCCGAGCATTACCGTCAAAGCGAACATTCTGCTCAACGCATCCACTGATCCTACCGTCCTGCATGACTGGGGAGACCAGTGGGATATCGTCAATTACGCGCTAAACCTGACGGGATCCAAGTTCATCGGGACATACACGGACTCGATTGTTTTTGCGAGCGGATCTCAGCAGGTAAACATTTGGGGCAATTCACTGGACTCCGGAAAGCCGGCCGTATTGTTCCCTGCTCCCAGGATCGATACATCGTCGGCCCTGCCAGGTCTTCGAGAGGTAACGATCTGGGGTAACTTCGGAATGCAGACCGTAGCCGAGTCCGGGACTTTGAGCGCGACCGCCCCGGTCGATACCTCGGGCTGGGACATTCGCCACGGGTGGGGCTACTACCCTCGCCGCAATTGGATGAGCCCGAAAGCCTCCGCGTATTCCTCGATCGCTTCCGGCGGTGGTGGAACGTTCTCCGTTTCGGCTGGATGGTCTGGTTGGAATCAGTACCAGATCACCAAGGGTGGCGGTGGAGACTCGGACACCTTCGGCGAGACGATCGACCTGAGCGTCAACACCGACCTCAAGGGGCAACTGGTTTATCTGGCCGGACAGGTCTGGACCAACGACACCAGTTCCGATGTGGCGTTCTACAACAGCGTCACCGGCGCGGACCGCTCGACTCCTACGGCAGGTACCGTGTCTCCTCAGTGGCGCGCTACGACGTTTCGGATGCCCACCAGCGGAACCGTTACGGTTGGCTTTCGGCTGATTGGCGGAACCGGTACGAGCGCCACCCTGTATCAGCCGGTGCTTGCGATTGTGGGATCGCCTTACGCAGACCTCACCCGGGACGCTCCTGCTGCTCCAGAATCGGCGCGAACCACCACGATCGGCTGGGATCCCGGAACCGTAAACCCGGCATCGTGCGCGGCCGAATCGATCACGATTGCTGGAGCGGCAACCGGATCTGAATGCTTGGCTACCTCGAGCACTTTGAATTCGACGTTGCTCGCGGATTGCCACGTAACAGGGACCAACACCGTGTCGCTGCGCGTCTGCAATGCCGGGGGCACAGGTCAGGCCGGATCCGCCTATTACAGTGTTAGGATCTTCACCCCATGACCCGCCTCCTCCCTCTCCTCGCAGTCCTAGCGTGCGCGCACCAGGCGCGGCGGCCGGTGGTAATGCCGGACAGGCTGGAGACGCGGAGTAGCGCGATGGTCAAGACGGGGGAGCGGACCGTCGTCAATCCGGTAGTGCCTTGCGTGGTCCCCAGGCCGCCGATCGTGGTTCGCGTTCCATGCCCTCCGATTCCCGCCGAGCCGGTGCTGTCTTGGATGTCCCCGGCATGCCCATCTCAGTTCGGCGCATGCATCCTTCCTGAGGACACCAAAGAAATGGCTAGATACATGCACAACATCAATGCCCTCATGAGGGCAATCAAGGAGGGGTGCGTCTATGCCAACGACAACTGAGAGGATCGTGGAGAGGGCTACCGCGATCGGAAAAGAGATCGTGGAATCTTCTGGCAGTAAAAACAAGACAGACGGAACCCCAATCACTCGAACGCTGATCATTATTGGCTCTGTGGTGGCGTCATGTTTTACCTTCATGGGAATGCAGCTCTACGGTTCCCAGCAGTTGACCCAAATGATCGTGAAACAGAACCACGAAGACAACGTAGCCCTTCGAGACTCCGTGAAGGAGTTGAAGGGTGCATTTGACGTATTCTCGGCTACCATGCGCACGCTCGTCCTTGTGCAGGGAGGGGCCGATCCTCCGGCGAATATCGCGTCTCAACCCGCCGCTACACCCAAACGGTTGGTGTCATCGAAAGGCAGATCCCCGTGAACTTGCCATCGATCGACGTTGCCTCGCTCTGCCTCGGGATCGCGGTTGGGCTAGTATTCGCCGCAGGGGTATTCGCTGTCGCCTTTGGTTGGAGCGTCAAGCAGATGGTCGCCATCGTCCGAGAAGCCCGAGAGGCGTCCAGCAAGGCGAAGGCGCTCGCGTCCAACCTCCTCACGCTCTACGGCGCGATTCCGGAGAAGGTAGAGAGGATGGACGAGAGATTGAAGTGCCTGGAGCGGGCAGAGCGGTTGCGCACTCCGCTGAAAATGGAGGTGGCAGATGGCTAACTTCGACCCGGCAATCAAGGTGGTCCTGGAGCACGAGGGCGGTCTGTCCGACGATCCTGTCGATCCGGGAGGCGTAACGAATTGGGGGATCACGCTGGGATGGCTCCACGATTTCGAGCCCGGCGCAACCGCCGATACGATTCGTCGCATGACGAGGGAGTCGGCAGTGCAGCGTTACCGGGACTACGTCTGGGATCGCCAAGGGTACGGCGAGATCTACGATCAGGACGTGGCAACCAAATGGTTTGATGCGGCTGTGAATTTCGGTGAGCGACAGGCCAACATGCTCGGCCAGGCGGCGCTCAACGCCATCGGATTCAACTTGGATCACGATGGCGTGCTTGGCGCGCGGACTTTGGCGGCCATCAATCGCACGGATTCGGACCGCCTGGTGATGGCGATGAGCTCGGTCTATTCCGCGAAGTACCATTCAATCGTCGAGAAGCGACCCGCGTCGGTGAAATTTTTGGTAGGATGGTTACGACGTGCTCGCTGGCCGAGGGAGTGAAAAATGAAAACGGCAATCCTGAAATTCTTCAAATTGTTCTGGCTCGATGAGGCTTTCTTCGAACGCGTCATGCGCTCTCTGCTGTTTGGTTGGGCCGGCGCTGCCGCCATGTTCGCCAAGGAACTGGGGGAACTCGTGGTAGCCCCGAGGCTGATCCTCTGGATCAAGGTCTCTGGTGTCGTCTCCATACTGCTGGCCGGGCTGATCATGGCCGGAGAGAAGAACGAGAAGCGGGAGGGTCAGCAAGAAGTAGCGCCGCCCTCCGTCGCCCACGGCTTCGCTAGCTTCGCCGCGCTGATCTCCCTCGTTGGCGTCTGCCTGCTGGCCCAAGTCGCGGTGGTGACGCGATGGCATCCGGGACCAGCGGCGGTGCTGGTCGTTTGGGCGATCGGCGCGACCGGCATCTTCTTTGCGGTTCTCTGGTTCGTTCGCCGCATGGATCGCGAATGACCTCGTTTGAGCGGGGGCTGGAGCAGATACCGGATCTGCTGGCGTGGCTCCGGGCCCCCGTGTACCCGGGTGGAAAGTCGCCCCTGGACTACCTGAGAGAGAAGCGCATCAGGGTTTTCCGGGGGCTGGTGATGAGCGCCAGGGACGGACGAATCAACCCGAAACACCAGGAGCACGAATGACCCCAGACATCCTGATCGGTTTCTGCAAGGGCACGGCGCTCCTCTCCCGCATCATCGAGTGGTTCACCGGTGGCGGCCCGTCGCACGTTTTCATTCTGTACCGCTCCGAGGATTTCGGAGGGTGGGTATCTATCGGATCCGAAGCGAAAGGTTGGATCCCTCTGCCGGCCGAGTCGATGGAGAATGTCACCGATCTCTACTCGATCCCCGGTCTAGACCTACGCAAGGGTCTTCGGGCCAGCCGTCCGGACCTCTGTGCCAACTACGACATTGGCGGTCTGCTGGGCATGTCGTGGGTGATGGTTGCTTGGAGATTCCTCGGCAAGAAGGTCCGGAATCCGCTCCTGACTCTAGGAGCCTGGTTCTGTTCTGAGGCGGCGGCCCTGGTGGTTCGGAGGTCGGATGGGATCCTGACCCTCGGACCAGGTGAAACCGATCCGCTGCGCTTCCAGGAGGAGATCGTCTCTGTCTTCTCTGCGACCAAAGTCACCGACCGGGCGGCGTACCCGGTGAAATGGAAGTGACCAGGGAGGGGGACACAATGTGGACTCGGGTTTGGGAAGCGGTTCGTCCGGCGCTGCAGCTCGTGGCGATGCTCGCCGTTGTCGCAATCGCGGGCGTGATAGTGCTCCACGAGGTCAACGCGCGGAAGGCGGCCGAGGACCAGGCGGCGAAGGCTGCCGAGTCGGCGCGGCTCGAGCGCGCCGGCCTGGTGGTGGCCCACGATGCGACCACGGCGCAGCTCCAGGCCAAAATCGATGACGCTACCCGCCGTAACTCCGACCTCGCCGAGGCCCTCGCGCGCGCCCAGGCAGCGGCGCCCGACCTTCATCCCACCGGCACCGTGACCGCGTCCACCGGCGTCGTACCCGTCGAGCATCATTCCGCAGCACCACCCGCAACATCCCCTGCAACACCACCCACCCCCACGGCGTCCGGCTCGCCCCCGGGCGCCGCGTGCGTTCTGACCGCGGCAGATCAAGGGGAGGTGCGGGTCGACGAAGTGGTGCTCGACACCAAAGCCGGGTCGCGCGTGCTGGTCGGCGCGGCGTCGGCGTGGCGGGCGGGTCCGAATCCTGTCCGATTGTTCGGCGGATCGTTCTCGGCTCCCCTGACGACAGCCGACGTGACGCCGCCTCCGGTTGTGCAGCGCTCGCGTTGGGGTGCGGGTGCCTACATTGGCGTGGCCAAGGGGAACGGGTGGTCCTACGGGCCTGCGCTGGCGTTCCCACAACTCTCTCTCTGGAGTCTGGAGCTCGACACCACAGTCGGCGTCGGACTCGGGACCACGATCCAGGCCGGGGCTACCGCGATCGTTCGGTGGTAGACCGTTGACAAGCGACCGGTTGTCTGCAAATCCCAAGATCGTGGTGGGTCATACCGGGTCAAACTTGCACCGTTGACGGATCATGAGTAAGCAGTCATTGTTTACAGCATGCCTGCTGAACATCATCGAGCCGCATACCTGATACTGGCAGACAATCTACGAGCTACTCGGATCGCGAAGGGTTTAACATTGCGCGATCTGGAGCGCCTATCCGGAATCAACAACTCGAACCTGAGCAGACTCGAGCGCGGCCAGCGACAACAGGTCCGAGGCTTAGGCTATATCGATCGATTGGCCACTGCGTTGGGCGTGTCGGTGGCTGACTTGCTGAGGGAAACATAGTCCGGGGGCGGACAATGAGCCGTGCAGATCTGGCGTGGGATGTGGCGATCGTGGCCAGTTACGTCGCAGACAACCCGGTGGTTCGCGAGTTGGAAACGACCGAGGAACGACTCGAGGAATGCGTGATGGGCCTCGACACCGCGTTGCGTGAGTACGCCTGGGAAACCCAATCCAAAGCGGTCCAGGTCGAGTATCAGGCCTGGATGGCTAAGTTCCGGGGTGAGACGTGATTGATTCCGCAAACATTACTTGCGAAGTCCGATTTGGCGACTGTATCGAAGGGTTAACTAACCTGCCAGATAAGTCGATCGATCACGCGATCTTTGATCCTCCCTACGAAGAAGAGGCCCACACAAAACAGGTCAGAGCCAACACAAAAGGCCCAGGTCACGGGAAAAGCAACGTCGTAGAGGTGCAGTTGGATTTCGGCGCCATCTCCAAGGAAACACGAAGCACTATTGCCGTCCATCTCGCGCGAATCGTGCGCCGCTGGGTGCTGTGTTTCTGCCAAGCAGAGGGACTCTCGCTGTGGAAGTCCTCCTTTGAAAGCGCTGGCCTAGGTTGGCGTCGGTGTGGTGTCTGGATCAAGCCTGACGCGATGCCGCAGATCACCGGGGACCGGCCCGGCACGGGCGCGGAAATGATCGCCATCGCTCACGCGAAGGGTCGCAGCAAATGGAACGGCGGCGGAAGGTCCGGGGTGTGGACCTTCCCCAAAAACGAATCCGGTAGAGAGCACCCGACGCAAAAGCCACTCGCCCTCATGGAGGCGCTGGTCAGGGATTTTACCGACCCAGGCGATCTGGTGCTCGACCCCTTCGCCGGCTCTGGGACCACTGGCGTAGCGTGCCGCAGGCTTGGCCGGAGATTCCTGGGATGGGAACAAAACGCTAAATATCACGCCATAGCCGCTCGACGGATCTCGGAGGCCCGCGAGCAGTTAGCATTGATTGGCCATTCGAAGGCTCCAGCACCAAAACAATCTTCGATGTTCAGCGCCGAAAAAGAAGGTTAACCATGACCGACTCCGATATCCTTCGCCTGTTCCGTGAACGAGACCAGCGCTTAGATGCGCTCGAAAAAGAGCTAGCCAGGCACGAGGCGCCGAAAGGACACCTTTGCCAATCATGCGCCCTATTCTCCCAGGAGGGTGGCAAGTGCTCGATCTGGATCGGCACGGGGCAGTCACGGGGTCGCGCCATCACGTTCGCGTCGAGCCCTCAGTGCGACGATTGGGCCGACGCTCCTTCGCATGGGAAGGTCACATGACCATCGACGATCGCGTTATCGCGGGAATAGCCGCTAGGCAACGGGCGCGGCCAATGGCTCGCTCCTGCCCCGGCTGCGGCAGTCTGGAAGCTCCGATCCCGAGTTGTTTGTCACCCAAGGTAATCAAAGAGATCGGCTCACTGCCACTCCGCTGCCCCCGATGCGCCCGGCATGTATTCCCTGACGATCGGTGGATCTACCCGCTACCGGCGCCGGGCAAGGCAAGCGGGAGGGTGGGGTGACTTGGCGCATCCTCACCGGCGACTGCTTCGAGGTTCTCCGGACGCTGCCGGCGGACTCGGTTCAGTGCTGCGTGACCAGCCCGCCATACTGGGGGCTCCGGGATTACGGGGTGGAAGGCCAGATCGGTCTCGAGCGCACGCCGGAGGAGTACGTCGCGCGCATGGTCGAGGTGTTCCGGGAGGTGCGGCGGGTGCTTCGGCCGGACGGGATACTCTGGCTCAACCTCGGGGATTCGTACTGCTCGACCGACAAATGGGGAGGGGGCGGAAATACTGGCAAACATTCTGTGGCGACGGACGGCACAGTGCCGTCGTGGGCGGTGCGAACGAAAAAAGCGGCAATACCCGGTCTCAAACCGAAGGACCTGGTCGGCATCCCGTGGCGCGTCGCCTTTGCGCTCCAGGCGGACGGGTGGTGGCTGCGCGCCGATGTCATCTGGTCGAAGCCGAACCCGATGCCCGAGTCGGTGCGCGACCGCCCAACGAAGGCGCACGAGTACGTGTTCCTGTTCGCCAAAAGCGAGGGCTACTTCTACGACGCGGACGCGATCAGGGAGCAGCACAAGACGCCCCACAAGCACCGAGCCACAAAGCACGGCCACAACGCGATGCGTGGTCAGGAGTCCATCCGGCCGCGCGGCAATATGGAGGCCGTCGGCGATCCCGCCGCTCGCTACTACGCGCATGGCGGACGCAACCGCCGCTCAGTGTGGACAATCTCCACCAAACCATTCAATGGGGCTCATTTCGCAACGATGCCCTGGGATCTGGTCGAGCCCTGCATCCTCGCCGGCTCGCGCCCGGGCGACCTAGTGCTAGACCCGTTCAGCGGCGCAGGGACGGTGGGGGTGGTCGCGCAGAGGCATGGACGTGGATTCATCGGCATCGATCTGAATCCGGCCTACGTCGAGATGGCGGAGAACCGGATCGTGGCGGACGCGCCGCTCTTCAACGCTGCGACGGGGAGGGCGAGGTGATCGCGGCCTTGTTCGTCCACCGCGGTGGCGTCTACTGGGACCTCCCGGACGTGGACCCGTGGGACGAGTCCCGAGATGCGCGCCTTTACGCCGGCCCTTGGCCGGTCGTGGCGCACCCTCCATGCTCGCGCTGGTGCCGTCTCGCCGGACTCGTGGAGGCACGCTGGGGCCACAAACGTGGCGAGGACGGCGGGTGTTTCGCGT